TCACATTTCCGGCGATTTATCCAAATTTAGCAGGTTGCCGAAGTGCATTCTAATTCGATCGGCATCATCTCTTTTCATTTTGTTTGTGACGTGAGTATAGATTTTTAGGGTAGTCTTTGAATCTTCGTGACCCACGCGCTTCATGATGTTTGTCAGTGGCATTCCCGCTTCTGTAAGCATACTAATATGAGTGTGTCTGAGGATATGTGGTGTAGCATGTTTTTTGATATTTGTAAACTTTAACAAACGTGCAAAGCGATCATCCATGTTTCCAACCGAATAAGGCCGGCCATTGGGCCGACAGAACACAAATTGCTTATCGTGATAGTCGTCGTGATGCTTTTTGTATTTCTCGTGAATTTTATCCTGACTTACCTTGAGTGCAGCTAACTTGTCCATAACAGCCTCATCTATGCTGATCTTCCGTATAGAGCCCTTGCTCTTTGGTGGGGTAAGCTCGTACTTGTACATGTTGTTATCAGGATTATACAATGTTTTTGTGATTCGTATCTCTGCAATTTCCCAAAAAAAGTCTGGCCACCTTAGTGCGCAGGTCTCTCCAGGTCTCGCTCCAGAAAAAGCCATAAGATAAAACATTTCGGAGTCGTTCTCTAATCCATGTTCTATAGAAGCTCGTAAAAACTCTTCAAGCTCATGCTGCTCTAAATATTTTTCTTCAATGTCTCCTTCTTCTATATCTTCGACAGTCAGCACTTTCTCAGGGATATCAACATCTTTAGTTGGGTTGTCGGTACGATACCCTTCCTTCATCGCCCACGCAAATATCATACCCGCTAAGACATGGATATTTCGAATCGTGCCTGTGGCGTATGGCTTGTAAATGTATTTCCCTTCGTTAGCCTTATCCTTGATTTTATACCCGACCGTATGCATATGATCCAGTACATGTTGATATTGCTTTTGTGTGATTTTGTGGATAAGTGAATCACCCAGGAAACCGGAAAGCAATTTAATACCCTTTTCCTGAATAAGAATGGTTCCTTCTTTGTTTTTTCGTCTTTTATACGCTTCGAGAAATAAAGGACAGGCTTCCGCAAACGTCGTCTTCTTCGCCTTCTTCTTATCCACACCCCCGGCAAGCCGATCATACTCTTCCTGAGCTGCTCTCATCGCCTCAGATTTGGTATCCCTCACCCTCGGGATCTGCCGACGCTCTCCGGTGATGGGATCGGGCGGACCCTCTAATACAACGCGCCATTTGTATCCCTGCTTGTTCTTGGCTGGTATTTTTTTGGGTTCGGCCATGATGTTTCACTCCTTATTGAGATGAAGATTTTTACCTATGTTATTTATCAATAAATGTGACGTTTGACAGAGCGTAATACCAAGTTTATCTGTTCATAACTTTGTTAGCAGTGTCCGGAACTCCCACGATTCCCATTAAATCCTTGTAAATAATTATGCAGTGATATCCAATCATTCTTATCGTAAAATTTTACTTACCCAGCCCCGGGTAGGAGACAACATGAAAATACTGGCTGTAAAGATGTTTGGACGAACCGGAGACGACAGTGATTTTGTTATGTTGGACCTGGTGAAAGACGTTAATTACATCGACCTCTGGCAAAAGACAAAGAACTCAGGCAAGGTGTTGGCATTCTACACTTCTAATGGATCATATCTGGCCTTAGCTACTTTAGCTGACGTTGGCAAGGCATTTGAAAAATACGGATATGAAAACATTGGTAGGTCTGTAGTAGTCAACACAACTAAAATCAAAGAGGTAAAGCCATCCGAAAACAACGGATCGGTTATCACCTTTATTGATGGAACGCACGTTGATGTAAGGAAGCAGATGTAATTGTCAACCCTTCAAATGGAGTTTGAGGGGTACTTTTTTATGCCATATTTCGACACCATTATTTGTGTATATCTGGTATATTTGTAGGTATTACAAGTAAGTAGGTGATAAATGTGAAGACCGTTAGAACTATTTTGTACGTGCAGCCCATGACTATATCCCGTGAGTAGCATACGCTACTCGGCTATCGCCATCCCCACTCATGCAGATCGTCAATTTGGCATCTTAGATGATAGGCAAGCCGTCCAGCTCGTTTGTATGACATATCCTCATATCGCATGCGAATGATGTCTGATAAATGTTGCTTGCTCATCTCGGACTGATCAGCCAACCATTGTTGACTTTTTCCGATCCGTTCAAGTAATTCTGGGATGCGACAGCGCACAGGAACATAATCCATTGCACTGCCACCTTGTATCTATTTTTTTGGAACATTTACGAACAGTAGTTCGTATGATAATATGAATAATATTCTTCATAATAATGGATGGTGCTTTCTTATGAGTAAAGATAGAGAAATCAATGAACATGATAATTACAAAGAAATAGAACAAGATTTATTCAGAATCATTTCGTCGTGCGATAGTGACTGCATCAATAACCTTAGAAAATATTTCTTGGAACTTAGGATCAGTCGGTGACATATTCCATTTTTCTGCCGTCGATTTTACTAAATCAATTATTGATTTAGTTTTGTCGTCAAGGTTTTGGACATCATCAAGATCAAGAAAATAACTAGGATGAACATCTAGAATTTGTCCTAGCTTATTTACTGTATCTAGATCTACTCCTCGTTTTCCTGATTCATAGTACCCATAACCTACCCTTGTAATTCCAAGTTTATTTGCCATGTACTCTTGCGTGAATTTTTTTTCTTCTCTAAGTTTTCTTAATTTATCCCTTCTAAAGAGCACAAAATATCACCTCTCATCACAGTATACCGTAACTAATAGTTTCTAAACATTCATGTAACAAACAGTTTCAAATAATGCTTGACAGTAACATAAAGTTACGTATAATAGAATTATGAAGTAACAAAAAGTTACAAGGTGGTGGTAAAAGTGGGAAGAAAATGGCTAACGGAGATTAGGGAAGAATCTAATAAACCGAAGTATGAAGTCGCTGATTTTGCAGGTATAACAAGTCAGTACTACGGAATGATTGAAGCAGGACTGAGAAATCCAAGCGTCGAAATTGCAAAGAAGATTGCTGAGTTTCTCAATTTCGATTGGACTCTTTTTTTTGAAACTAATGGTAACAAAAAGTTACAAAATAGGGAGGTTGGATAAATGGCAGTCGTTCTGATTGAAGAGGATGACCTTAAGGCGCTGATCCGAAGCGCTGTCGAAGAAGGGGTAGCGGGCATAAAAACGAACGACTTACCGCCGTTCATGCGCCGGCAAGAATTCATGGACTTCATGGGAATCGGGTCGGCAAAGGCGAATGAGCTGTTCAAGCGGAAGGGATTCCCGGTGACTTGGGAATTCGGCCACCCACGGGTAATAACGAGCCTGTTGGTCAAATGGGCTGAGGACAACAGTGAGTGGGTGGACAAGCATGCTGGTGACGAATGGAAACGGCGGCGTGAAGCAATGTAAAGGTGAGGAAAACCCGCCGAGCTGTTCCTGCTACGGCGGGCTAGGGGATAAGGGGAAAAACGTGGTGTGGAGGTGTGGGGCCTCCTGATATTTCCATTATACTAGGTGGTCCGCCTCCTAACCATGAGAATACTGCATATGCGAATTTCTCATATAAGGAGGATTAAAAATGAACGATGGGTACGGGGCGTTGATGAAAGCCCTTCGTGAGCGGGCTGGGATAACACAAGAAAAAATGGCTGAAGAGCTGAATGTAGATCAGGCAACGATAAGCAGGTATGAGAACGGCCGACAAGAGCCGACCATGTCGTTTATATCCAGATGGGGAAACATCACGGCATCAAAGGACGTCATTGCAGCTTACATATTGGATGGAAGCGGGGCACAAATGATGCAATATATCATCAATCAAAACTTCAAAGAAGCGAGGAATCACGCATGAGTGTGAATATCGAAGAGGAAGCACGGTTTACAGCCAAGAACGCTAAACACAATCTGAAGCTTATCAAACGCCAGGCAGATCTAATGGACCCGGAGAAACTGGATCGTATCATTAAATGGTTGGAAATGATGATCATGCTTCATAAAGCTGATTTAAAAGCTGCAAAACGACAAAATAAAAACGCCCGACGGCTAGGTCGGACGCGGTTGAGTGGCCGGTTAAAGCAACTCATTACGCCTATTTTACCCTTCAAACGCCAAAAGCGCAAGGAGGGGGCGGCATGAGTAAAGCAGAAATCGCTCTACCATATGCCCGTCGGTACATCGAAACCCGGGAAGAGCTAAAGCAAAACACCGAAGACCTTCTCCAAGCTGTACGCGAAATGTCGGCCAAGTCGGAAGAGTTTCAAGCACTCTGGCGCAGACGCGAAGATCTTTACCTTCGGTGCCAGAATGAGATCGCCGGCCTTCCCTTTTACCCGGAAGCGGACAGGCAGCTCATTCTCAACTATATCATTGCGCCCGATGAATAGGCGCTTATGACAGCGGCCTCGGCCCTGTCTTGGAGCATCGGAGCCCTTCGGGGTACTCCTCCTTCCGGTGCTCCAAGATGCGGCTGATCGCATCCAAGGTGGTGGCGGAATAGGTAGACGCTAACGTCTCGCGGAGAGGGAATAGGTATGCAATAACAACTCTGAAACGAGGCATCCACGGATACCAAATCCGTTGGCTAGAATGTAGTGGGGAGGAAGTTATCTCGTTGATTCCCCATAAAGGTCGATTCCCTATGCGGGACGGCGCTAAGAGCACGGCATATTATGCAAGGTGAAAATCCTTGCCCACCTTGATTTTACATAGAAAGGAGGACGGTAATGTCCAAATTACCAAGATTGTCGAAGGCCAGTGCCAAAGAGGCTATCAAAATGCTTGTTGGATCGGCTGTCGGCATAGAAGCGGTTGACGTTGGTCGTGAATACATCGCCAGGTACGGAATTTTGAGCGTAAGGGTACAAATGGAAGAGTTTTGGCCCGTGGATACGTTTATCCGGGGCGACATCATCATTCAAAATGAGACGGTCAAGACAGTCTACCTTAACCGAACGAGCTTTGAGCCGGATTGGGAAATGACTGCAAAAATCGAACGGATTAAGGCCCGGGAAGAAGCGGCCAGAAGGAGGCAGATTGATGCAGATCATTCATAAGCTTACTGTGCTGAGCATCCCGAACCGGGTTTTCGAAGTCGGCACGGAGGTTGATGGCCGTGAAGTTATTGAAATTAGGCAGTACGCTGAGCTTCCGTACACTGAATTTTGTATCACAGATGAAAACGGCGACCTGATCGCCAGTGTCGAAAACGCTCCGGTCATTGTGGATTGGAAACAGATTGTCGAGCACGGCGATCCGCCAGAAATGCAAAAATGACCGCGTGCAGGCGGCCATTCTGTTCCTTGACAATCAAATATATTCTTGCCCTCATCTTAGCAGGTGAGGGCGCATTACACAAGAGGGAGTGATTGGGTATGTCAACTGCTTTTTCAGCAGATGTATCCGGCAAGCGGATTGAGGTTGCTGTTACACCACCAAATGCGTATTCGCCAGCAGTGCTTGCTATCAGCCAACAAGCTGCAACCTTCCAACTGCATGCCGATCCTGAGCAGCTGGCAGAAGTGGAATTCGCTATTCGGACTTATCTGGACAGCATCAAATACCCACAGCCGATGCCTTCGGCAGCAAAGGAGGAGATCGCTTGAAGCGAATTGTTTTAGAGCGCCTGACGCTCCGCAATTTCAAAGGGATTAAAGAATTTGTCCTCGCCGCAAACGGTGGGGACGCTGATGTATTCGGCGACAATGCCACGGGCAAGACCACACTATTTGATGGGTTCCTGTGGGCTTTGTTTGGCAAGGACAGCGCGAACAGCGCGAGCTTCGAGATCAAGGGCTTGGACAGCGACGGCCGCGTGCTGCAGCACAAGTTGGAGCACGAGGTCGAGGTGGAACTGCTCGTAGACGGCCGCCGCCGGACGTTCCGCCGGGTCTTCAAAGAGGACTGGACTAAGAAACGAGGGGCGGCAATCGAAGAGTTCACCGGCCATACTACTTCATATTTCATTGACGGTGTACCGGCTAAAGCCGGGAAGTACAAGGCCGAGGTTGACTCGATCATAAAAGAGGACCGGTTCCGGCTGCTGACAAGTCCTTCGTACTTTAATGAGGTTCTCAGCAAAGACCAGCGGCGCAAGACGCTGCTTGAGGTCTGCGGGGATCTGACGGACGCCGAAGTTATCCACGGCAATAAAGAGCTGGCCGAACTGCCGGCGATTCTGGCCGGACGGGACATGGAGTCTCATAAAAAGGTCGTTTCCGCTCGGCTTTCTTCCATTAATAAAGAAATCAAGGAGCTTCCGGTCCGGATCAGCGAGGTTAAGAGGCAAATACCAGACGTGTCGGAGCTGGATGAGGAGTTGCTAAAAGAGGACATCGCCCTTCGTCGGAGTCGGGTTGAGGCCCGGGAAGCTGAAGTTTCCCGTATCCTGTCCGGCGGCGAAGTGGCCGTGAAGGAGAAGCGGCTCCGCGAGATCGAAACGGAGCAACTGGAGATTAAAACCCGGCTGCAGTCGGCTGTGCTGGACAAAGTGGCCATTAAGCGCGACGAGGTCAACCGGATGCACCAGGAGTTGGACCGCTATCGCCGGAACGTAGAGGACAAGCAGCAGCGCATCAAGCAGAACGAGCGTCTGGCGGCGGGCCGTCGGCAGGAAGCAGACCGGCTTCGAGCGGAGTTCTTGGGCCTGAAGGAGCAAGCCTTCGAACATCACCATGACGATAATTGCCCGGCCTGCGGACAAACTCTTCCTGCAGATCAAATCAAAGCAGCGCATGACAAAGCCGAAGCCGATTTCAACCGCAGCCTGTCTGAGCGAAAAGCCCGAATCAACGAGAGCGGTAAAGCGGCGGTAGCCGAAGCTGAGAAGTTTGAGCACGAAATCATACGGCTTCAAGCCGAGATCGACAGCCTGAACGATGCGTTGGCCGTTCTTCAAACGGAGATTTCCACCGCCGAGGCAGAGCTTAACGAGTTGCGTGCTGGCGTCAAGGACCCGGCAGCTGATCCGGAGTATGCCGGAAAGCAAGCGGAGGCGGCTCGGCTGCAGGAGGAGATCAAGCAGCTTCGTGAATCCAGTCAGACTGCCGCCGCGAGCGTCCGGGAGGAAATCGTCCGGCTCCGGCAGGAAGTCGCGGATATGGAGCGCGATCTTGCGAAATTCGATGGCGTCCGGCGGGCAGATCAGCGAATCACCGAGCTGGAGAAGCAGGAGCGCGACCTGGCTAGTGAATATGAACGCCTGCAGCATGAGCTTTATCTTTGCGAGGAGTTCACCCGTACGAAGGTCAGCATGCTGGATGCCAAGATCAACAGCAAATTCCGATTGGCCCGCTTCCGCTTGTTTTCTGAGCAGGTCAACGGCGGTCTGAAGGAGACCTGCGACACACTTTACAACGGTGTCCCGTACGATGGCGGCCTGAATAATGCTGCTCGGATCAACGTCGGGTTGGACATCATTAACACGCTGAGCCAGCACTACGGTTTTTCTGCTCCCATTTTTATTGACAATGCAGAGGGAGTTACAAGCTTAGTTGAAACGGAAGGACAGCAGATCCAGTTGATTGTCCCTCCTTCTTTCGAAAAGTTGCCAGAGGAAGTGCAAGAGTATTTAATTTCGCTTCATGGTAGCGAAGAGAAAGCCGAAATGAACTGGATCAAGCGAAACAGTACATTACGTGTAGAGACGGCCCAACCAAAACAGGAGGCGATTTGATGCTTACCCAATACAGAGTTATTCAGAACGATGTTGCGAACGGCTTGATGATCGGACAAGTCGCGAGGCCATATTACGAAGATGATACCGAAATGATTATTCCAGGTATAAGACCGGAAACTGATCATCATGTTCGCAAAAACGGCGAGTATTTCAAATCTCATTTTCAAAAGGAGGCGATTTAATTGAGCAATCAAGTGGCGATTATTCAAAAGGACATCACCGATGATGTTAATCGGAGCCTTACACGGTTGCAGGATGATGGGTTGATCTTGCCTCCGAATTACAATGCGAGCAATGCGCTAAAAAGCGCCTTCTTCAAGCTCCAGGAGGTTCAGGATAAGAGTGGCAAGCCTGCGCTGGAGGTATGTTCGCGGGAATCTGTTGCAAATGCGTTGCTAGATATGGTTGTGCAAGGTCTAAGCCCAGCCAAGACACAATGTTATTTCATCGTGTACGGCAGCAAGCTTCAGCTCAACCGCTCCTATTTTGGGACACAGGCCGTGCTTAAACGTTTGTCCAACGTCAAGGATATTTGGGCAAACGTGATTTATAAGGGTGATGTATTTGAGTATGAAGTTGCTGGCGGACGCGAAAAATTGGTCAAGCATGAAACCAATTTTGAAAATCGGGACAATGAAATTCTGGGAGCCTACGCCGTGGTCAAAACGTTCGAGGATGAAGAAATCCTTACGGTTATGACTCGAAAGGAAATTGATTCCTCCTGGAGTCAGTCCAAAACAGGACAAGCCGTACACAAAAAGTTTCCGCAGGAAATGGCGAAGCGGACGGTAATCAATCGCGCGGCTAAGGCTTACATTAACACGAGTGATGACAGTGACCTGTTGGTCGATGCCATTAATCGGTCGACAGAAAATGAATATGACGAGCGTGTTGATGTGACGCCTGAAGAAGTCAAAGCAGAGATTGCAGAGCATGCGAACAAAGAAGTGATTGATATCAAGCCGGATGCTGCTCCGAAGACAGCGAAACAACCGCAGACAACAAGTACAAAGAAACCTGTCGATGATCCTCACGGTTTCGCCGGCGATGTCCCGCCGATTGAGCAAGAGATAGATTTCTGATGATCGACATCCAGTGTCTTGGTTCCAGCAGTCACGGAAATGCCTACCGAATCACGGACGGGCGGACGGCTCTGCTGCTGGAAGCCGGGTTCCCGTATAAGTCGATTCAACGGGCTCTCAACTATCGGATGTCGGAGATTGCCGGCTGCCTGCTAACGCATGAGCATGGAGATCATAGCTGCGCTGCAGCGGACATCATGCGCGCTGGCATTCCGGTGTATACCAGTCGTGGTACAGCCGATGCCCTTGGGCTTTCCGGGCATCGGCTGCGGACTGTAACGGCGCTGGAGCCGTTCGAGATCGATTCATGGACAATCATGGGTTTTGGCATAGAGCACGACGCAGCGGAGCCGCTGGGCTTCCTTCTCGGCAATACGGCGGGGGACAAGCTAGTCTTTCTTACCGACTCCTATTACTGTAGATACAAGTTTCAGGGCCTGACCCATATCATGATCGAGTGCAATTATTCTATCGATATCGTTAATCGCCGCGTGCTGGCCGGAAAGCTTCATCCCGCCCAAAAAAAGCGGCTGCTTCGTTCTCATTTCAGTCTGGAGCATGTAAAAGATTTTCTGAAAGCCAATGATACCCGCAGCGTCGAGGAGATCTGGCTGCTGCATTTATCGGACGGGAATTCAGATGCAGAGCTCTTCAAACGGGAAATCCAGGAGTTAACCGGTGTTGTCGTCCAGGTAGCCGACCGATGAACGGTCCGATGGGTGAACGTATCTGGACCAGCAGGATCGGGGAGAGAATTTGGGCGCTGCAGCATGACGAGGAAGCATTTAAACGAGAGGTGCGGGAGTATTTCGCCAGAGGTCACCCTGATTTTAGCGTAATCCGGGCCAAGTACCCGCATATCTATATCCGCGATGATCGGGGGCGACAGGCATGACTGATGTTGTGCAGTTGGATTTATTCGGCGGAGAGGAGCTATGTGCTCCGGCGCCGCCGCCGTTCCTCAATGGTATGTACTACGAGCGGTTAACGGACAAATTTGTTTCCTTTGTCTTGGGCCGCCGGCATTTTGAGGTAAGCCCCGGCGATTGCCTGGGCGATAAGGCTTGGAAAGAAAAAATGAAAAGGGAGCGTGCTATATGACCGCATTGACAGAAGAACAAGCAAAGAAGGAAGCGAATGAAATTTTGGATTTTCTGATAGACAAACTGGAGAACGCCTCTGACCAAAGCAAGGAACATATGCTTCATTTTCTGCAATCGGCATCCTATGCGCTTGGATCATGCATTGCCCTTGCAGCAAGTAATTCCTCCGGAATCGGCCCCCTGATGGGCAAGACCATCGAAACACTGACTGATGGCGTCCACGCCGGATTACAGGCAAAAGGCATGAACGGCACTTTTATTAAAATCGTCAAAGATTAACCGATATACGGCTGCTGCGGGAGGGGGGAGTAGATGACCGACACAGCCAGAGAACCATCCATTTCCGGCCTTTTGAACCAGTTTGAGGTGATTGGAGGACCTGAGGAATTTGGACCGGAGGGGCTTGCGATAGTAGTTGCCTTATGGCGCAAATCCAGCAAATTGGACTGGATGCAGACCTTTCAGATGACTAATACCGAGCTTCAGGTTCAAACGGGGATTGCCACTCGCAAGACCCTAAATGTCTATCGCTCCAAGCTGGTAGAAGCCGGAATAATTGCATATGAACCTCCTCCCCGGGGGTCTTCAAGAGGAACGTATTCTATTAATTTTCATCTTGTTGGGCCTCCGAAACCTGTAACCTCAGGTAACAGGTCGGAGGAAGTAGGGCAGAAAGCTGTAACCTCAGGAAACCACTTTGGGAACAACTTTTCCGAAGTTGACCCTAAAGCTGTTACGTCAGGTTACCACTTTCCGAAAGCTGTAACCTCAGGGAACCACTTTAGTCCTTACTTAAAGAAAGTTGTAACCTCAGGTAACACTGTATTAAAAGATCTTACTACTACTATCACTACTACTACCGGGGAATCGGAATTCGCAGATGAGTTTTCTGAAGATCCGGAGTTCGACGGAATGATCGCCATTTTAAACGCTTATTGCAGGATGCACAACCGTTTTGATTACCAGGTAAGGCCACGAGAGCGCGAAGCCATGGGTAAGATGGTCGCCGGGGGGATGCCGGTACCCTTTACCATCCGAACTATGGAGGGCCTGCTTCAGGCAAAGCGCGAACGTGAAGGCGACGGCTTCAAGTTTCCCACCAGCTTTCTGTACTACGTGGATGGGATCGAAGAAGCCTGGCAGAATTCCCAAACTACCAGTCCGCTGATGGCTGGAGTCGCCCCGGGAGGTCCGTCAGATAAATCGCAGAGAAAGACCAAACAGCAGCGGGAGCTTGAGGAGCTTGACCGCTTGATCGAGGAGGAGATGCGCCGTGAGCAAAGCAGAAGTGGCCAAACTGGTCCGTGCCATTAAGGCCAATTACCCCGGCTACGACTCCAGCGGGGAAAACATTGACCGGCTTTGCCGATACCTGAAGGATTTCCCGTATGAGGCCGCAGCAAAGAACGTCCGGCAGCACATTCTGACCGAGCGGTTCCCGCCGAATGTCGCGGAAATTCGGGGCCGGCTTGGGGATCAATTGGACAGCCAGCGGAGCAAGGAGGCTGCCGCAGAGCATTTTGCTCAGCTTGATGCATGGGGCGCTGACAATACACCCCCGCCGGAAGGCTATTGGGAATCCATGAAGCAGAAATTACGGAGTGGAACAGATGCTTGAACGTGATGATTTACTTGAGAAACTGGGCATCGAGAAGCCAGTTGACCTGCAGGCCGAGCAAGCGGTTCTGGGGGCTGCCCTGCTTGAGCAAGCCGCTTATGACACCGTGGCGGATATCCTGCAGGGCGGTGAATTTAGCGACGATGGCCATGCCCGGATATACAGGGCGATGCGCCGACTAAACGATGCTGGACAGCCGATAGATTTGATCACTCTGACAGCTCAACTGCAGGACAGCGAGGAAATCGAAAAGGCCGGCGGGGTCAGCTATTTGGCGAAGCTCGCACATGCGGTACCGACAACGGCCAACGCAACCTACTACGCTGAGCGGGTGCAGGAGATGTTCCTGCGGCGCCAGACGATCGATACGGCGATGGACTTGCTCCTTAACGCCGGGGAAGAGCAGGACGTTAAAGGCTTTTTGGCAATGGCTGAGACAGCGGTATCCAAGCTCTCAGACCAAACGGTCCCGGTTCGTGAGTTTGTTGGGATCAAGGATGCTCTAATGCAAGTCTGGGAAGAGGCGGAGCAGCGTTACAATGTCCGCGACATTAACCGTGGCATCACAGGGATAGAGTCTGGCTACGCGGATTTGGACCGGATGACAGCAGGGTTTCAAGACAATGACCTGATCATTGTAGCGGCGCGGCCGTCGGTGGGAAAAACTGCCTTTGCACTGAATATTGCTCAGAATGTCGGGGTGCGTGCAAAGGAGACGGTGGCGATATTCAGCCTGGAGATGAGCGCGGCCCAACTGGTACAGCGAATGATATGCGCTGAAGCCCAGATCGACGCGAGCAGGATGCGGACCGGCCGCTTTGAGGGCGATGACTGGGAGCGTATGGCTACAGCTGTCAGTTCACTTTCTGAGGCGGACATCCACATTGACGATACTCCAGGCATAACGGTGAACGAGATTCGGGCCAAGTGTCGGCGGCTCAAGAAGGAAAAGGGCCTCGGCATGATTCTCATCGACTATCTCCAGCTCATTCAGGGCAGCGGGCGCCGCGGTGCTAACCGACAGGAAGAGGTATCCCAGATCAGCCGGACACTCAAGCAAATTGCCCGGGAGCTCGAAGTGCCGGTTATTGCCTTGTCTCAGCTCAGCCGAGGGGTGGAGCAGCGGCAGGACAAGCGTCCGATGATGAGCGATCTTCGGGAATCCGGCGCCATTGAGCAAGATGCCGACATTGTCGCCTTCCTGTACCGCGATGATTACTACAACCAGGAGGCCGAGAAGAAGAACATCATTGAGGTCATTATAGCCAAGCAGCGGAATGGTCCAGTAGGAACGGTGGAGCTGGTGTTCCTCAAGCAGTTTAACAAGTTCGTTAATTACGAGCGTTCACATAACGAACCGGCGCCGCCGTCTGGTGACGTGAAAAATATGGACAAGCGCAAATGGGCGTGAAGGAGGAGAAACGGGCATGAAACAAGGGAAGCGGCCAAATCGCCGCCAGAAGGATGAAATCAAGGCGGCTGGCTTGAATGCAGACAATTGGCTAGTCGAGCGGGATATCAAAGGGAAAACGCCGGAACTGATAATTATTCACCGGGTTTCCGGCAAGACGCGGAATGTGCGGCGGTGGGCGTAATGAACGGACGCCGGAATTACTGGCACGTTTACAATCACATACGGCGGCAGTACATGGATACAGGCCAGGTTCCCGGGCTGGATGAGCTGCTGGTAGACTTTGACGACCTGGAGATGGCAGAGGTTCAGGAGGGCATCGCGGAGTATGAGATGACCTTCGGAGAGCGGCAAGTGGGCGGGGGCGATGCGCAAAATGAAAAATAAGCGGAAGCTGCCTGACCCGTTCTTCCAGCGTAGGCATTTCTTCACCGTTTGGGACGACAACGGTCGAGAGGTCGGAACGGTTTACGTGCTGGATTCGGCCATGATGCCGCTGCGGAAGAGGGGAGGTAAAAGGCATGAAACTGCTAGGAATCGACCACGGTACAAACTACGCCGGTTGGGCGACGATGGAAAACGGAAAGCCGATTGAGTTCGGTCTTCGTGACTACAGCAAAATCAAGATGCCTGAAGTGTTGGATGCCATTTACCAAGATACTTTCCGGATGGTTGAGCAAGAGCAGCCGGATCTGATCATCCTGGAACGTCCGGTTCATTTTCGGGGGTCAGGCGTAATTTTGGCTCTCGTCGGCGCCTACTCCATGGTTACGCTAGCCGCTCTACATCACGGAGTCCAGATCAGGGAGATCCGGCCTTCCGAGCTCAAAATGCAGACTGGAAAAGGCAATGCTGACAAGGAAACGGTCGCTGTCGAAATGCAGATGCTGTTTAACTTGGATTACGACGAACTGGCGATCCCTGTCCTGTACAAAAAAGATGACCCGAAAGGCAGGTACAAGAAAGGGGACGTGCAGCAGCGGCTGTTCGACCCTTCCGACGCTTTGGCCCTTTGCTGGGCTTATCACCAAAAATATATCAGGGGAGTGGCTTAACGATGAGCTATATCAATTTCAAAGGGACGGTCAAGAAGATTAACCTTAAATCTGCCGACGAGACGGAAATCACAATCAGCATTCCCGCCGAGGAGTTGGACGGTCAATATAATACGCTGCAAAGCATGCTAGAGCTGAAGGTCATCGGTGGCCTGGACTCGCAAATTGTCACGTACAAGGTTATGAAAAACGCCAAAACCGGGCAGCCGCTTACGAAGTACACTGTCGACAACGGCGGGGTCGTGTCCGTAGCCAAACCGGAAGGTGAGCAGCTTTCTATGGATTTGGGATTGCCGCCGGATAAGGTGGAGGTAAAGGCAGAGCCAGAGCAGATCGATCTTGAGGTCATCCAAGCATTTATCCTGAGTGGCTTAGCACAGAATTTCGAAGATATGGACTATGACTTTCAAGATATCGAGCAGCGCCTCCTTGACGGTGAAACATATCTGAAAATCGCTGCGGATGTGGATATGGGCGTTGGAGTATTCGTTGTCATGGTGGACGAATACCGCAAACGGATCGCTCCGCTGGCTGCAAAGTGGGACGAATGGCGGCAAGGGCAGGCCCCAGTTGAACCGACGGCGGCAGGATCGGTTCCTGGTCTGGACGATTCAAAGGCGGATTCTGAAGGTGGAAAACAGGATGGTGCTGATCCGACGGCTGACGGTGAAGGTGAAGCAGGAAGCTCCGAGGATGATCAGGATGGCGAAGGAACCGAAGGCGAAGCTTCTGGAGAAGCCGTTCAGGGAGAAAGCGGTGAAGCGGGCGGTGCCGATCCAGCGGACCCTGCCGCCACGGATGAAGTAAGTAAAGATGCTCTGGAGGCATTTATCTTGGAAGACCGCCCTCTGTTCGATGACATCGAATTTAACGGCCAACCTATTGAGTTTCCCGCTCTACTGGAATTACGCCTGAAGGAAAATAAGACCTGGAAGGAACTCGCGGAATCTAACGGTATGGATCGCGGGCAATTGGCTGCCAAATGGAGCGTGTACAAGAAACGAGCGGCGAAGAAAATGCAAGGAGGCGGAGGGGCAGCGTAAGCTGCTTCTTCTCTTACAAAGGAGGGGAAACGCCGTGTTCTTCATTTCGCGATCTATATACGAGTTGATACTCGACGCCAACGCGGAGGCGGTGCTGGAACAGGCTATCCGGCGATTTCGCTGGCAGCAGCTCCTGCAGAAGATTGACGACGCACTGGACCGACGCGACGAGCGCGCCTTTTATGAATATTCAGCCGAATTGATCGGCTTGGGAAATGATGATTAGGAGGGTGTATCCCAAATGAGCAAGGTCGAAGAAGTTGCCAGCATAGAAGGGGTTCCAGTGTTTAGTATGCTGATGCCCTTCTCGGAGAATTACGCTAAGGTGCGCGGAAGGGTTGCACATTGCCCCTTGTGTCGCAATGAAATTGAAGGCGGTATAGAAACGCGCTTCCTCGGCTGCAATCATAAGCACTTCCCGAACAGTGTCTGTCATCCGGAGTGTATTGAAGAGATCGGTGGGTATCAAGCTGCTGCCGAGAAGCTGAAATCCATGAACGATCGAATGAATCATCTGAAGGAGGAACTTAGAAAAGAGTTCGGTGCAATTGGTTGGCATACGTCAGCTTCCTTTCAATATCAGGAGGTGCAGCCAAGATGAACGATCAACAGCGCCGCAAGGCTTTCCAATGGGTAAAGTCGCTGTCGAACGCAAAATTTTGGAGCTGGATGAATTTCGTACACTCTCGCGCGTATGCCGCTGCAGCTCAGCACTACGAAGAGGCGATGGCTATAGAGCTGCAGCCGAAGCAGGCGGCTGCCGTAAAGGCAAAAGCCAAGGAAATCCGTGAGACTTGGGATGGGATGGCCACAATTACGATTGAGGAGACGGAAGGTAAGGAATTTCAAAATGTGGGGGTGTAGGAGTGGAAATCATCGTCGATAACTTCGCCGGCGGCGGAGGCGCCTCAACCGGCATTGAGCTGGCGACGGGGCGTTCGGTGGATATTGCAATCAATCACGACCCAGCGGCGATTGCCATGCACCGAGCAAATCACCCCGAGACGGAGCATTATTGTGAGAGCGTTTGGGATGTTGATCCCCGGGAGGTAACCGGTGGTCGTCCGGTCGGACTGGTCTGGCTGAGCCCGGATTGCAAACATTTTTCCAAGGCCAAGGGCGGAAAGCCGGTAGAGAAGGGAATTCGCGGGCTCGCATGGGTCGCGGTGCGCTGGGCGGCCACTGTCCGGCCCCGGGTGATCATGCTCGAAAATGTGGAAGAGTTCAAAACATGGGGGCCGTTGCTTAAAGATGGATACCCTGATCCGGACCGGAAAGGACGGACATTTAATAGCTTCGTGAATGCCCTCCGGCGGCAAGGTTATCGCGTCGAGTGGCGTGAGCTGCGTGCCTGCGACTACGGAGCGCCTACAATCCGCAAGCGGCTATTCCTGGTCGCAAGGCGGGACGGACGCCAGATCGTCTGGCCGGAACCGACGCATGGGGACCCTGCGAGCGAGGCGGTTAAAGCCGGAAAGTTAAAGCCTTGGAGGACGGCAGCGGAGATCATTGACTGGTCCATTCCCTGCCCTTCAATCTTTGAGCGCAAGAAGCCGTTGGCCGAGAACACCGAGCGGAGGATAGCCAGGGGCCTGCAAAAATTTATCCTTAACAATCCGAATCCGTTTATAGCCCCTTACGTGATCAAGGTGAACCACAAATACGACCAGTTCCGAGGGCAGCTACTTAATGAGCCGCTGCAAACTGTGACTGCAAAGAACGGATGGGGGATTGTGACGCCGTACATCGCCCGAATCGGACAGACCGGATTCGGCGGAGACCGGCTGCAGTACGAGCTTGATGATCCGTTGACGACCGTCACAACTAAGGCAGAGCATCTGCTGGTAACTCCATTCCTGACGCAATATCACACCGAGGGAGCCAAAGGAAATGTCCGTGGGCAGGAGATCAACAGGCCTGTATTGACAGTGGATGCTTCCAACCGTTATGGGCTGGTTGCTGCGTTTCTGGCGAAGCACTACGGCGGAAATTACACCGGTCCGGGCGCCGACCTGCAGGAGCCAGCGCCGACCGTTACGACCGTTGATCATAACGCGCTGGTAACGGCGCATGTCGTCCGCCATTTCGGAGAGTCGGTCGGAAGCCCCGTTGACGCACCACTCGGCACCGTAACCGCCGGGGGCGGCGGGAAGAGCGGCCTTGTCACGAGTCACCTTGTAAAAATGAGAGGCACTAATATAGGTCAGCCTGTTACGGAGCCGCTTCAAACGATTACAGCTGGAGGACTGCACTTCGGTGAGGTTCGGGCGTTCCTAATCAAATACAACTTTAAAGACGTCGGCCAATCACTAAAAGAGCCGCTGCACACGATTATGACGCATGACCGATTCGGCATTGTCACGATTAAAGGCATCGAATATCAGATCGTAGATATCGGCATGCGGATGCTCGAACCGCACGAATTGTTCGCGGCACAGGGTTTCCCGGCCAACTACATCATCGACGTGGACGCGGACGGACAGAAGTATTCTAAGAGCGCACAGGTCGCCCGCTGCGGAAATGCCGTTCCGCCGCCATTCGCTGCCGCGCTTGTAAGGTCGAACTTGCCGGAAATGTGTGTCGGTGCTGGCCGAGAGCTCACGTTGGAGCGGTACAAGCCGGCAGCCGGGCAGCTGGAGTTTAGCCTATGACAGAGATCAGCCCAGCAACAAAGAAAATATGTAATGAAAACTACAAATCGAATTGCGCCCGCTGTCCTATTCGTCCGGCATGTGTACAGAGCGTCGGTCCGGGGAGAGAGGCGCTGGATAGATGGCAGGCTGAGGTTAATGCAGCAGCAGAGGCCGTAAATGGTCTGAGGTAAGGCCAATACAGGGGTAAAGCCCAGAAAGGAGAACGCCAATGAAAGTCCCTCGCATATTACACTACCCCGGCAGCAAATGGAGCATGGCTAACTGGATCATCAGCCACATGCCGCCGCACACAACATACCTAGAGCCGTACTTCGGCAGCGGGGCGGTGTTGTTCAATAAGCCTCCGTCAGCACTTGAAACAGTAAACGATCTGGATGGAGACGTAGTGAACCTATTCCGCGTCATTAGAGATCGGCCGAATGAACTGGCACATATGGTTCAGTGGACGCCATACAGCCGGGAGGAATACTACCGTTCCTACGAAGAGTCTGCGGATACGTTAGAGAAGGCCCGGCGCTTCCTGGTCCGGACCTGGCAGGCAATTGGGGCAAAGACAAGCGACCGCACCGGCTGGCGCAGCAACATCCAGTACGACAAGGCTCCACACAAGATATGGCCGAAGCAGTGGCGGGAAATTCCCCTCGAGATCCTTCAGTGCTGCGACCGTTTAAAAGATGTTCAACTGGAAAATCAGCCAGCTTTGCAACTGCTTGAGCGATACCGCTTTCCAGATGTATGCATTTATGCGGACCCGCCTTATCTCCTTGAAACGAGGGCTTCACGAATGTACAAACACGAGATGGCCGAGGAAGGAGAAACTGACGAAGAGGCCCACCTTAAACTCCTGGATGCATTGGACGCGCATCCCGGACCGGTTCTACTTTCGGGATATTCGCACCCTTTGTACGATGAGAGACTGAAGCATTGGCAAAGAAACGAGAGGGCTGCTACAGCTGATCGGGGAAAGCCACGAATAGAAGTCCTTTGGATCAATCCGGTAGCAGCCGGAGAGGTCGGTCAGTTGCAGCTATTTTAAGCGGGCATAGCCTCATAAGGAGAGATAAACGAATGACCCACGAAGCCAATGTGACTTTTACCGCCGATGATAAGGCGGTTGTCCTTAAATCAACGAAGGATCTGTTCTTCGCGGCCAAGCAGCTACATGAATGGATTAGCACTGATGATTTGTCCCAGGAGATGGCCGGCATTCTTCCTAGTCTGATAGAAAGCCATTTCGGGGAAATCGCCAAACAACTCGGTTATGAGAGTGTCTTAACGAAAGAGAAGGAAGAGCGTCACCGCGAGATCCGGAAAGCCAATGAACGGATTCGAGAACTTGAGAATCAGATGGGGGAGGCCCGCCCTGTAGATGGTTTGAAAGAGCAGATTACACACCTTACAAGCATTGTTTCGGATTGGTGGAGAGAATACGGTTTCCGGCATGTATCGGATGCTGGGCTCACGCAATACGGCTTCTATAAAGCGAAATTCTGCTTCATGCTCGAGTACATGGGATCAACATTCTCGGATACTCCTGTAACGGATAAAGCCCAGCATAAAAGCCGCCTTGAGCAATTGCAGGAAGAGGGATGGAACATCGGATTTGATAAACGCGGCAATGAACCTCACTTGATAGACAATGACAATAACCGCACCAAACTCATTAAGCTGATTGAATCACGGTTCCCTTCGGCGAAGATTGTCCGGACGCGGAACCATTATTCCGACCGGCGTGGCCATTATGAATTTCGGGATATTGAAGTCTATATCTACGATCTGCATGATATTCCCGTGAAAACGGAAGTTGAAGAAATCGAATAAGGGACGGGCTTCGGCCCTCCCATAAAGGAGAGGATAAGCGTGGAAACAGTGCATATTAATGAGCTTCTCCCGCATTCTTACATCAATCACTACGGAGAGGTTATCACGCTGGATCAGGCCAAAGAAATCATCGCTGCCGGCGGTCAGCCGATCCTTTACACAGTCACGGATGACTTTATTGCAGCTGCGGTGAAGGCCACATCCGAAGAGTTCAAGGACGGAATTTATAACGAAGTATTCACAGCGCCAGACCCCGGGAAGAAGCTGGTTCTGTATGGGGCATCGGCAGAGACATTGAAAATCTCTTGCCATGCAACCGGTGGCCCTTACGGAGCTGGCGTCTATGAGATTCACGATGAACACAATAGGTTCTTGGGACTTTGTTCCGTTCCAGCTTTGAAAGAGTTGGGCGTGGTCCGGCGAATCGACCATTACCGCAAGGCAGAGGCGTTCCTCAATACAGCTGCAGGTCGGGAATGGTTCATGCAGAATCGCAGATTTTCATAATCCGGGATAAGACCAAAGGGAGGAAACGAACATGTTAGGCAAAGCAACTGAAATCGTAACAGCGATGGCATGGGCAGGACAAGATTATATTCAAAAACGATATGTCAACCTGGACGAGGCTATCAACGTGGTCCTAATGGATCTAGGTGAGACGGAGGTCATATCCATCCATCCTCTGGCAGCGTCTTATACTGACGGGGACGGAAATATCGCAATCGAGCACACGGCGCTGATTACCTGCCGGATCAAGCCAAAGGGAGAGGTGCAGTCATGAGCGATCAATCCAAAGGACTCTGTAACAAATACCAGATTATCAAGCGGGAAACTGGAGTGGAGGTCGACGGCAATTGCTTTGTGCTTCGCCCGGATCGGGACCCGGCTGCTGTGGCCGCGCTGCTCAGGTACGCAGACGCGACAAGCAACGCAGACTTGTCAGCCGATATATGGCAATGGATGCAGAGCATTGCACCAGCTGCCGTAGATGGCACGTCGGAAGAAGTATATCCCCTGCTGGACGGCACCGAACTGCTAGTATCCCCGGGAGACCGGGTTTTGGCCGTCCGCTCCCGACCGGATGGCATCCCGATTACTATAGACCCCGATGGAATCATAGACGACGTGTTGCTGGCGTATGGTACGGCATTGGTGCGCATCAATCAGTTGCAAGGCGCCGCTCTCGCCGGCACATACTTTTCGGACGAGCAGCTTGACGAGTTGGGCAAAGAATACCGTACCGTACCGACTGACGGCTTGGGCTACCCGATCGAACCGGAGTACAACAGCATGTCCGTGCGCGGCGACATTGTAAAGTTGATTGCCGACGTCAAGACGGCTCGGGCCGCGCTGAAGGAAGAACGACGCTCCCTCAGCCTCAGTAAGCAGGCGGCTATCGAAGCCCACAAGATCATAAAACGGCAACGGGAAGCTCTGGAGAAAATCGGAGAAGAACTGACCGATGACACAACGGAGCGGGCGCAGCGGTTAAACGCCATAATCGGTGCGGATATGGGGGAAGGTGCTGAGTCATGACCGACAAGAACTTAACACCACAGCAAGCCAGAACGCTGGAAGTCATTCAGGGGTTCATCACGAAAAAAGGCTACCCTCCCACAGTCCGGGAAGTTGCGCAATTGCTAAATTTACAGTCATCTTCCACGGCATTCCGGCATATTGAGCTGCTTTGTCAAAAAGGATACATTTCTAAGAGCTCCGACGGACCGAGGACGATCCGCGTCAAGATGAGCGTCAAGCTACAGGAAAAGGGAGTTTCCGCAGAGGAACTGGAACAGGTCTTAAAGTTCTATGCCGATCGGTTGAATTGGGAATTCATCACCGATAAATCTGCGCCGGTGTTGGCAGATGGCGGGGAAAGGGCGCGGGCAATTTTGAAAAAATATATGGAGGCTTATCATGACTGATTACCGAAAAGTCACTTGCAGCACATGGACGCCGGAGCAGCTCGCCGAGCATCTCCGCCAGATCGGGGCAGACAAGCCGCCGGCACGCAGGCCGAACAATGGTTTCGAAACCTGTATCACAGCTCCCAAGCAAGGACGATGGGGCCGATATCTAAAGTAATGCAAAGACCCCCATAACCTGGCCGGGCGCGGGGGTCCTTAACTGAAAATCATTCCTCTTGACATTATAGCATAAAGGGGAATGAGGGGAATGGCAGTGGCAGAGTGGGAAGATGGCGTATTGTTCCCGGAGGCAAGTGATACAGAGATTGCAAGAACTAAGTTCCTCCTGGGTAAATATAAGAGCATGCGTTTATTGATGGATGATTATGAAAATCACACGAAAGACATGCAGCAGGTGGCTATCGACGGCGAGGTTGCGCGCCGGATTGACCAGGATGCGCTGCATGCAGATAAGGCGGCGAACGCTGTTATTTTGGCCGAGAAACAGCGCTGGGTATATGAACAGTACCGGCTCTATACCAGCGTGATTCGACGGGCAATTGATCTGATATTTGACGATGATTCGCGGCAGGCAATTCAGCATCGTTATATTGAGGGGCATTCTTTCAAGGGAACAGTACTTTTCTTCAGGCACGGCATGAGCCACAGCACAGTTCGGCGTAAGCTTGACGAGGGAACCGAGAGCATTGCGAACACATTGAAACTGATGGGATTCTTTGAGAAGGATGTGGCGAAATATGAGGTGTGATATACTTCCGTTAATATATGTTGTCGGGAGGAGTCTGGATGGAATTTAGCGGTTATAGGGAAGATCGTCGGGGAAACTGGTTTGGTGGCGGCACTCAGATGGTTTACATGGATGAGTCCACAGAGCCAGAGTTTTACATCGTGAATGAACAAGAGTCCCAGATCATACGGATCAGAGAAGAGCAACAAATAAAAATGTTGAGTCATTGCATGTACGGACCTCAGTTGAAGCGTGAAAACATTGATTGGCTCATCCACAAGGCACAGTTCAAGTACTATGACAGCGTTGATGAATACATTACAAAAACAGCCTCAGATATTTGACCGTAAAATGACGCATTTCCGGTGATTATTGACCGTAAGATGAACACCAAATGACGCATTTTCCGTGATACTATGAGAACGTGGAAATCAGGCGAGAGTGACACGCACGGCCGCAGCAGCGGCGCTTAACCGGGGCGTACCTCCTCTCGTCTTTTCCGTTTCTGGAGTAAAGCAACTGAAGGGCCAACCGGGAGGCAGTCGAGCAAAGGGGAACTCCTGATAAGAGTTCCTGGCTATGCTCCTTCAGTTGTTTTACTGCTCAAATGTAAAATAACGAGCATAAGATAGCACGGCAGTGAATTTTTATTATTGAAGGCCAATAATCGATGTTTAAGCTTTTGACTTCGATTTCAGGCAATCAGTAAAATGGTCTTGTCCTCCTTTGTAACAAAGTCCGTAAAGATTTTAAGCAAAGAGCGCAGCGCATTTGCTGCGGATGCGGAGCGGACGCCATTCTTTAAGGTGTGCGCATTTCGCCAAAACCGTCATTTTTTCGTACAAAAGCGTACATATATCATCCAAAGTCGTTCATTTATGGACGGCTTTTTCTATTTTCTATTGGGGGAATTGTTCTTGAAGCAGCAGCAGCAGCGGTTTAAAGACCCGCCACGGCAGCCAATCCGATGCAAAGGATGTTATTGGGGCGAATGGACAGGAACGAAGCAATTTTGCAGCAAGCAGAAGTGTCAGAAGGAAAAACCTTCCTGAATGTCGAAATGTGATGTCGAAGGGAGGTGCATTTATGCAGCAACAATTTCCACAGCAGCAGTACAAAGCGGAACGAATCAACCCTTTGACGAACTCATCTATCGTTAATGAACTGGAATTGGAGTTGAATCGTCAATACCACGATGGATGGAGACTGCACAGCGTGATTCCTCAAGTCGACGAGGATGGCAATTACTGCAGTGTCGCCATTTACGAAAGAAAATAAAAGCTGCCGTCAGCTCTTGAAAGAAGACAACCATAACGTGAGACAAGAAGCACCTTCGGGTGCTTTTTTTATGCCCAAAAACAACCTTCTGTGAGCCGTTCTGAGAGATTGTACATGAGAACGTCCGTTTGCAGGGATGAAACCGAAGAATGGCAGTGTGAGTCGATTCCCTTGGCCTGTGTCGAAACCTGTGCCTACCCCAAGAGGAAAAACCAACTTAACATAAAGGAGGGTCCAAAATGGACATCAGAACCATACCGATCGAGCAGATCAACGCCGCAGCCTACAACCCGCGTGTCGACCTTCAGCCAGGCGATCCGGAATACGAGAAACTCCGCCGCAGCCTTGACGAATTCGGCTATGTTGACCCGATCGTCTGGAACGAGCAAACCGGTAACATGGTCGGTGGACATCAGCGGTATAAGGTGCTGGTCAACGAGCAGGGCCGCACGGAGCTGGCAGTTTCCGTGGTCAACCTGGACCCGGAGCGGGAGAAGCTGCTTAACTTGGCGCTCAACAAGGTTTCGGGCCGATGGGATGACGAGGCACTGGCCAGGTTGTTGGGCGAGCTGCAGCAAGGTAGTCTGGACGTATCGTTGTCCGGGTTTGATGCAGACGAGATTGACGATCTGATCGCAGAGTTCACGGAGCCGGCGGCAGATCAGCTTGGTGACTTTCAGAACCGGGAGCTGGATGTGGCGGACTTTGACGAATCCCGCTTTGACTGTAAATGTCCGCGCTGTGGATTTGTGTTCGACCAGCCGGGAGCCCCTTCATGAGTCGCCCCGTATGGGATTGGCGCTTAACCGATTTGGCGGACGTTCCACAGCATGGCCGGACGGTGTTCTCCTGTTTCAGCTGCGGCGGCGGTTCAACAATGGGCTACAAGCTTGCCGGATATACCGTGCTGGGCAATGTGGAGATTGACCCGCAGATGATGCGCATCTACCAGCGTAATCATAATCCGCGTTACCCGTTCTTGATGCCGATTCAGGACTTCAAGTCGCTGCCGGATGCGGAGTTGCCGCCGGAACTGTTCGACCTGGACATTCTGGACGGATCGCCGCCTTGTAGCGTGTTTTCTACGGCGGGGGATCGGGAGGATAAATGGGGAAAGGAATTCAAATTCAGAGAAGGTCAAGCCGAGCAACGGCTGGATGATCTGTTCTTTGACTTCTTGGACGTGGCCGCGAAGCTCCGGCCCCGGATCGTCGTCGCCGAGAACGTGCGCGGCATGATGATCGGTAAGGCTCGCGGCTTCGTAAGCCTGGTCTTGTCCCGCTTCCGGGAACTCGGGTACAGACCGCAGCTCTTTCTTCTCAATTCAGCGACGATGGGCGTTCCCCAGAAACGGGAGCGACTTTTCTTTATCGCAGCACGGGAGGATCAGGCGTTCCCGTCGCTTCGTCTGGAGTTGAATGAACCGCCGGTATTGTATGGAGAGGTTCGGTCGGGAGAAGGGAAGCCGTTGAACCCTGTTAAGGAAACGTTCCGGAGATGGCAGCGGAAGCGGCCGAGTGATTTAAGCATGGGGCATGTGACGCGGAGAGAGAAAGGCAAGGCAAGCGACTTCAATACAATCATATTGAAGGATCAGAAGGTCGCGAACACTCTGGCAAGCTCGTCCTGGTTTCTCAGATCAGATGAGCCATGCCGGATCAGCGACGTTGATTCTATACGTATCCAGACCTTCCCCGCTGATTATGATTTCATGGATGCAGATGTGTCATACGTTTGCGGTATGAGCGTTCCGCCCTTGATGATGCGGCGGATCGCCGAGCAGATCTATCTTCAATGGTTGGGAGGAGATCGAGTTGAAGGTTGAGACAATACCGATTCTGCAGCTGCGCAGTAATGGCTGGAACCCGAATGAAATGGACGACCACCGTTACCGCTCATTGGTGGCCAGCGTAAAGAAACATGGTGTGCTGCAGCCGATCTTGATCAGAGCGGACATGACGATTATCAAGGGGGAGAAGCGCTGGAGAGCGGCCAAGGAGGCAGGGTTAACTGATATGGTCTGCGTCATCGTAGAATCCAGCCAAGAGGAGTCCAAGCTGTTGACGGTAAGTCTCAGCAATTTACGGGGCAGGACCAATGAAGAACTCCTTGCATCACTGCTTGAGGAGTTGTCCAGTTCGTATACGCTGGAGGAGATTGCTCTTGAAACCGGCTATTTGCAAAGCGATCTGGAAGGATACCTGTCAGGTCTGCAGCAACCCAGCGACGATGGTGTGTTTGTCGAAGAGGATGGTTTCGATGTTCAGCACGCTTTGCTTGCTATTGAGGAGCCTGAGACGCAGCGCGGCGATATCTGGCAGCTCGGGCCGCATCTGCTGATGTGCGGCGACTCAACGGATGAAGCAGACGTCAGCCGGCTTATGGACGGCGCCAGGGCCGCGCTTGTGGTGACGGACCCGCCGTACAATGTAGCCGTAGAGAGTGATTCCGCAAGGCTGGCCGCCGACGGACGCGTCAGTATATTGAACGACAACATGCCTGCAGAAGAATTTGCGGGCTTTTTGCATGCCGTCTTCGAGAGATACGCCGCCATCATGGACCCGGCGGCCGCGATCTACGTCTTCCATCCGTCGTCTTATCAGCGGGAGTTCGAAGACGCCATGAATGCTGCCAGCATCGAGGTCCGGACGCAGTGTATCTGGGTCAAGAATGCGGCTTCCTTCGGTTGGGCGCAGTATCGCTTCAAACACGAGCCGGTCTTTTACGCCCACATTCGGGGGAAGGCGCCAGCCTGGTACGGTGATCGCCGGCAAACAACGGTATGGCGTGCCGGTCTCCCGGCTGAAGAGCCGCTCCCGGAGACAGTGTGGGAGGTCAGCCGCGGCGATGTGACGAAGTATGTACACCCGACGCAGAAGCCGCTGGAGTTGCTGGCCATTCCAATAAAGAACAGCAGCCGACGCGGAGACGTGGCTGTCGACTTGTTCGGCGGCAGCGGCTCAACGCTGATGACCTGCGACCAGCTTGGCCGGATCTGCCGGACAATGGAACTGGACCCTGTCTTCTGCGACGTTATTAAGAAGAGGTATCATGCGGCCACCGGAACCGAGCCGGTATTGATCGGTCGAGCCGATTCCGTGGCATAAGAAAAAGGAGGACGCGCTAACGTCCTCCCCTTCACCCAGGGTATCCCCCGGCTGAGACAGCGGCGCGCCACGCGTGGCATTCTCAGACATCCGCTGTCTCGTTTCCAATCATACACGGAAGCCGAGGGATACGTAAATGGGAACACAAGATGAAAATTTATTGTTGCAGCATGAGCTCGAAGTTATGGCTGGTATCCTGGAGAGCAAAGCGCAGTACCGTAAAATTGTCAAGGCTGGAGTAGCTAAGTGGGTCAAGGACTTTCAGGACGGTCGGATCGAATTTAAAACTGTTGATGATCTTAGGAAACTGATAGAGTTGGACATTGAATTACAAAAGGATGAGCTGTAAACTGGCTTGTCCTTTTTTTATTACAACGAAAGGGTGATTAAGATGTCAAAGTGGCGCAAGAAATCTGTTGTAATTGAGGCGTTCAAATGGACAGGGGACCAGAACCAATCAGAAGATCCGGTTTGGATCAACGAAGCTTATCGACGCGGAGATGTCCGCTATGATGGTGTAGGTACAAATGATATGGAGATGTTCATCTCCACACTGGAAGGAGTTATGACGGCCCGCCCCGGTGATTACATCATTCAGGGCATCGAGGGTGAAATTTACCCTTGTAAGGCAAGTATTTTCGAGAAAACGTATGAATCTGCTGGCGAGATAATGAGTTTCGGCGCTGCAGTAGAGGCGTTGAAGGCAGGCAAGAGGGTTGCGCGGGCTGGCTGGAACGGTAGGGTGATGTGGTTGACGCTAGTTCCAGCATGTCGTTACAACCCAAGCGACGTCAATTCACTCGGTTTAGAAAAGCTTCCATGGATCGGAATGAAGACAGCGGATAATAAGTTTGTTCCTTGGCTGGCATCGCAGACGGACGTATTGGCCGAAGACTGGCAGGTGATTGAGTAATGCCAAACGCGAATATTGTTGACCATATCGGCAGCAAAGTTACGGTCTGGACCAAGGATGGGAACGCCGCGGAGAACCGCATGCTCCACACCGTTGACGAATTTGGTGTGGTCATCTCCAATCAACACGGCCAGCAGACGTTCATTCCTTGGGTGCAGGTCAAGTATATTGATTACCCAGACACTTCTCCTGATAAAATCAATTCTTACACGGAAAGTCCGTGGTGGTTGAAAGATGTTTCCACAAAGGAACTGTCCGACGAGCTTTGTTTAAGAGAAGGCGTAAGGGAGATTGTCCTGCTTCCTGGAGTAGCGGCGGATATTAATTTTATTGAAAAAAACAAGGCGGGCTGGCGTCAGTTTGACACACGGCGGTTTACTGGCCCTGCGACCATTCTCGTGAATCAGGATTAGGCGCTGCTCGTCTATTCTGATTAGCCCATGGGGGTGGTGATAATGTAATGGGGAAGTCAAGGGACCCAAGGCGAGACGAAGCTTTTGAAATCTGGAAAGCCAGCAGCGGTCAGATCGACCTGGTAGAGATCGCGGCGAAGCTCGGCGTGTCAGATGGTACACTTCGCGGCTGGAAATCAAAGGACCGCTGGGAAGCCAAACTGAACGGAACGTTCCAATCAGACGAACGGAGCGCTCCGCAAAATTCGGAGCGCTCCAAACGTCGGGGCGCTCCCAAAGGGAACAAGAACGCTGTCGGCAATCGCGGCGGCGCTCCACCAGGCAATACGAACGCAGCGGGGAACCGAGGCGGACCCGGCGGGCCGCCCGGCAACAAGAAGGCGGTCACGACCGGGGAATACGAGACGATATGGCTGGATGCTCTGGATGAGGACGAGCAGATGCTGCTTGACCGCATTGACACCGATCCGATAAAGCAGGCGGATGATGCCATTAAAAAGTTGGAGCTGCGAGAACGGCGCATGCTGCTCCGAATTAAGCGGCTGACAGAAGGGCTTTCGGAGAAGGAGCGGCGCGTCTTACGTGAGTTGAAGGCTGTTAAGGATGCCATGACTATTCACGATGAAAAAACAGGCGTGACGAAGACTGTCCCCGTTATCAAAACAGAGATGGTTGAATCCCAAGTTGAGGAAAAGACCTACCGCAGCATTGATGATATTCTGGCGCTCGAAGAAGCCCTGACTCGCGTCCAGGACAAGAAGTTGAAGGCCATTGAACTAAAGGCCCGGCTGCTGGACGAAGAGAAGAAAACGCGAACGAAACTTCTTAAAATCGAACTTGAACGATTGCAGGGAGCTGAGAACAATAAGCAGTTCGTTGTTATAAAGGATGATCTTCATGAGTAGCGTTGAAGTGAGTCTGCAGGAGACTGTCGGCAAAGGATATGTTGACTTTTGGCGTTTCAAAGGGCGCTATCGGGTTGTCAAAGGTGGGCGTGGCTCCAAAAAGAGTGTTACAGCCGCGTTATCAATTATTTTCAATATGATGAAGTTTCCTCTCGCCAATACGCTTGTCTTACGGAAAACGTTCAATGTTCACAAGGACTCTACGTGGGCGCAACTGAAATGGGCTACTTATCGGCTAAATGTGGGTCATCTTTGGCATTTCAAGAAATCACCACTAGAAGCTATATATAAACCGACTGGACAAAAAATATTGTTCCGCGGTCTTGATGATCCGATGTCAATCACTTCTATCACGGTGGACACCGGCTTTTTATGCTGGGCGTGGTTTGAAGAAGCCTATCAGATTCTAAATGAAGATGACTTCGACAAGGTGGACATGTCCATTCGGGGGGAATTGCCGACCGGATACTACAAGCAATTGACGCTTTCTTTTAATCCGTGGAACGAAAAGCACTGGCTGAAGAAGCGTTTTTTTGATGTGCCTGATCCTAATATATTGGCTCTGACCACCAACTACACATGCAATGAGTTCTTAGGGGACGATGATCGGGCGTTATTTGAATGGATGAAAAAGAATAAGCCGAAACGTTACCGGGTCGAAGGCCAAGGAGAATGGGGCATTGCTGAAGGAGCAATTTATGAGGATTGGCGCGAGGAAGAATTTGAATATAAAGAGTTGATCAAGACCGGTGCATATAAAGCTGTTTTCGGTTTGGATTTTGGTTATACAAACGATCCGAGTGCTTTGGTTGCAGCTCTTGTGAACGAACAGGAGAAGAAGCTTTATATCTTTGATGAGCATTATGAGTCAGGTATGACCAATGACAAAATAGCTGAAATGATAAAGGCTAAGGGATTTTCAAAAGAGAAGATAATCGCCGACTCGGCTGAGCCTAAGTCCATTGATGAGATAAGAGGATATGGAATAGGTAGGATACAAGCAGCGGAGAAGGGGCCTGATAGTGTCATTAACGGCATTCAGTACCTTCAACAGTATGAAATCATTGTTCATAAATTTCGCTGTCCAAATGTAAGCATTGAATTATCAAGTTACGTATGGGATCAGGATAAAACCGGACGCTTCTTAAATCGCCCGGTTGATGATTTTAATCACGCGCTTGACGCTCTCAGATATGCTCTTGAGAAGATTCGTAAGCCGGTGCGCTCCACAATCATCATATGAGGGAGGTGAACATCTTTGGCAAATACAGAAATGCTTCAGGCGCAGCAGGCGCAAGCGAAGGCGAAATCCGCCGTAATCCTGCCGTATCAATATACCGGGATGGGCGGAACACGCATCAAGCCGTCGCTTCTCCCGTTTTCCGTATTGCGTAACATGGCGAAAGTGCCGGCCATTGCTGCGATCATCAACACGCGGTTGAATCAGGTCGCCCGCTTTGCCCGGCGTCCCAGGTATGAGGGAGACCTTGGCTTTCGGATCGGTTTTAAAAATCCGAAGCAGTCCATGAGCCGGGCGGCGCAGTCCCGGGCTTTTGAGCTTGAAGAGTTTTTTCTCCGGACCGGAAACTGGGGAAACCCTGAGCGGAAGGATAATTTCAATCAATTTCTGCGGAAAATCACGCGGGACAGCCTGACGCTGGATGCCGTAGCTTGGGAAAATGTCTTTACCCGCAGCGGCCAGATCACGGATATGTTTGCGGTGGATGCGGCCACCATCGAACTGCTGCCCACCTCCCCTATTTCGGAAATCTACCAGCCAACGTTGTACCAGCAGGTGACAAGTATAGGGGCGGCGGGGCCGATTGCTTATGTGCAGCGTGTGGATGGCCGTATAACTGCGGAGTATTCACGGCAGGAGCTGACCTACCTGATTCGTAATCCCCGGACGGACATTGCCTATGCTGATTTCGGATTCAGTGAATTGGAGACGCTCGTAGAGATTGTCACGGGCATTGTCAATGGCGTTCGGTACAATACGTCGTATTTCTCTTACAATTCGTTGCCTCAGGGTGTGCTGGAGGTTGTCGGTAAGTATGAGGAGGAGGACATAGAGGCGTTCAGTCGTCACTGGAAGACGCTGACCGATGGGGCTCAGGGCAAATGGTCGGTGCCCGTCATGGCGATGGAGGAAGGGAACGGGTTCAAGTTCACTCCTTTCAAAAACAGCAACCAGGACATGCAGTTTAATGAGTTCTTGGAGTTTCTTTTTAATTTGGCCGCTGCAGTATATCAGATCGATCCTAACGAGGTCGGTTTTAAGAGCTGGACCAGCGGAAAGAGCATGAGCCAGTCGGACAATACCGCAGAAAAAATGGATGGCAGCAAGGATAAAGGGTTTATCCCGCTCATGTACTTCCTTTCTGACGGATTCAATGCCAACATTCTTGATCAGATCGCGCCAGAATTTGCCCTTTACTGGGCGGGTCTGGATGAAGAGGAAGAAGACCGAAAGGCACAGCGCCTTAAGGACGATATGGAGCTGGGTTTGACTACGGTCGCCGAAGTGCGAAAGCAGCGCGGGCAGCAGGTGCCGCCGGAAGCCGAATGGATGAATGCGCCAGCGAACTCTGTGCTTATTCAAGCTTACATGGCTGATCAGCAACCCCAGGAGGAAGCTAATCCGAATGAATCCGGGGAAGAGGACGGAAACAATAGGCCCCCTACAGCTAAAGCCAAGTCGGAGCCAGATCAATTACAGAAGTCCCTTGATATTGATATCTCCTGGGAGGGGTATTGATGTCGAAGCTTCAGATAAAGCTGCCGCCGGCGGTACGCTCATTCCCGTTGGAGGATCGGCGCCGAATCATTGAGTCCTTATCCAAGGCACTCGCTGTTCCTCCGGAACGGCCGCAGGGCGGGCGCAGTATGTGGGACGCCTCAGACGATCCGCTGATCGCGGCTCTGGAAGATGCGTTTTACGCTGAGTTGGATGCGATTGGTCAGCAAATGCTGGCTTCGCTGCTAGTTTTATTGGACTTGCCCGTGGATGAGTTGCAGAAAGGTCCAGGGGATAAGAACCGGATCAGTGACCTGGTGAAAAAAATGCGGTCAAAGGGCGGTGGATGGAGAAGGCTACTTAAATATGGAGTGGTGGATTCTCCTTTGCAGCTCATCCGTAAAGTAGATCAGAAAATCCGTGACCAGTTTCAAAAGGTCGACAAACTTGCGGAAAAATACATCGTTCGGTCCGGATTGCTGGGTATTTACCGAAGCCAAGAGGAAAAGGCGAAGCTTACAATTACGGCGGCCATGCTTGATCAATTGCCTGAGACGCTTAAAGCGGCCAAGAAGGAGCCTTTCCCATTTCGGCTATGGACTGATGAGAAACAGGTTGAAATGGTTTCTTTATCTCCTTTGGAATATCAAGGTCTCGAACAGTCCGTTGTGCATGCGGCCGAGAAATTGAGCCAAATAGCGGATAATCACCGGGCAGGAGCGAAAGAACTGATAATCCAAGCACAAAAAGAGCGCTGGGGAGCACAGAAGCTTTCTCAAGCGTTCTTTGACATGTATGGGGATCAGAACCGGGACTGGCGCCGGGTAGCCATTACAGAGTTGGCTATGGCGACCAACGATGCGTACCTGGCAAGCCTGAGTCCAGGCGATATTATACAAGTCGCTACGGTTCCTGGTGCCTGCCCGCACTGCCAGCGGCTGCTGGAGGGCAAAACATTTATTGTCTCGGATAAACCTATGACTGATGGATACAAATACATTTGGCCAGGAAAGACCAATATCGGACGCAAGGTAGCGGAATGGTGGCCTTGCTGCCCTTTGCATCCTCACTGCCGGCATCGATGGATGAGGGTCGGCCGTGTTTCCAAGCTACCAACAAAATCGGAGAATGAAGCACCCACTGAGTAGGGTGTTTTTTTCATGCCTTGGAAGGAGGTGATTAACCGGATGAAACCGACAGTAGGCCGCATTGTACATTATTACAGCTATGGTACACCAGGTGGTGAATTCAGAAGTGAAGCCCGCGCTGCCGTGATCACAGGCGTGGTGGACGACACCACCGTACATCTTTGTGTGCTCAACCCCACAGGCATGTTCTTCAATACCAATGTTAAGCAGGGCGAAAAGGGCGGGCAGTGGAATTGGCCGCCGCGCGTATAGGGAAGGGGTGAACAGGTTTGGAAGAGATTCAAGACACTTTCCGCCTATTTGTCCCGTTGGAAAAGTCGGTCGAGATGGATGCCAACGGCGATTACATCGTACAAGGCGTGATCTCCAGCGACGATGAGGACGAGCAGGCGGACAGTATTTCTCCGGAAGGAATGGACACATCCTATTTTTTGTCCAAAGGCTGGATCAAGTGGGAACACGGGAATGCTCCCAATCAGTTCATTGGGGAGCCAGTTGAGGTTAAGATTGGTCAGTTCGATCATCCTGCTCTGCATAAATCGGTCAATGGCGTCTTTGTCAAAGGACGTCTTTTTGCCAATCGTGACCTTTCCGTGCAGGCTGTAGTTGCGATAGAAGACTTACAGAAATCGCAGAGCAGCCGGCACGTTGGATGGTCCATTGAAGGCGGTGTAGTCGAACGCGACCGCCAGACAGGCAAAATTATAAAATCTGTTCTGCGAAATGTGGTGCTCACCATGAATCCGGTCAATACCATGACCTATGCGGAGCTGGTCAAATCATTTACAAAGGGAGATGGATTACCTATGAAAGACGATCAACAACAGCAGCGGCAAGACAAGAAAATGTGTACAGCGGATATTGGCGCTCAACTGGGAGGGCTGGAGAAATCACTCACGCTGCTTATTAAAAAGCAAGGCGAGGACTCTGCACTCATTAAATCGCTGGAAACAAAACTGGATGCTCTCAGCACTGATAATGCTGAACTGCGTAAGTCTCTGAATCAGCCACAACAGCGCCAAAGTGTCCTCGGGCAGCGCGATTTGACCACGGTCACACGTCCGGACGGTAAAGAAATGACTCGTCAGGAAGTGCTTGCCACACTGGAGAAATCCTTTGAAGCCGGTGAACTGTCAGGAAGTGAAGTCATTCGGTTTGAAACAGGGACTCCGTTGGAGCGTCTGTCTTTACCGGCCAGCGTGAAAGAAAAATTGGGAGTTTAAGAAGGGGGACTGACATATGGATTTGACAAATCTGCCAGATGGCTTCGGCCAGATGACTCAACAAGACTTGGAAGCATTGGTTAAGGCAATGGGGACAGGTACGCCGGGTGAAGCTTACGGAAATGGAATTTATGGTGATATGTCCGCGATTCGCCCGCAGTCACTCGAAACGACTCTCCGGATCGTGACCGCCAAAGAGGAACATTTAAGCCTTTGGAGAAACATCCCCAAAAAGGGCGCGGCCAGCACGGTCGAAGAGTTCAATGTTCTTGATTCCTACGGAAATGACGGCGACCCGTTCATTGTCGAGGGTGGCCGGCCGGTGGAGCGGAATAGTAATTATATCCGTCAAGCTGGTTTGGTTAAATTTATGGGCGTAACGCGCGGAACGACTCTTCCGGCTCAAATAGTCAATACTGTGGGGGTCGGCGATGCTGTGGCTGCAGAGACACGCAACGGGACCATGTGGTTGCTGCAGCAGGTAAACAAAAATCTTTACTTCGGAGATAGCAGCAAGAATCCTCTTGCAATCGATGGCGTTCTTGCTCAAGTAAAGAAATTTGTATCTGGGAAGCCATATGCGACCCAGCATATTATCGATATGCGCGGGAATCCGCTTAGTGAGGAAATTCTGGAAGATGCTGCTACGATCATCAGCGACAATTACGGCGGTGCCTTGCTGCAGTTGTATCTGACCAACCAAGTGCACAAAGATTTCTCGAAGCTGTTTATTGGTCCGACTGGACGGCAGCGCATTGTGGACATTGGCAGTAACGTTCGTATGGGCCAACCTGTCCGGGGATACGCCGCCAACGCCGCCAACATCGATTTTATAGCAGATCGTTTCTTGAAGCCTGATGGTGCGCCAAAACAGGTTAGCCAGAAGGATTCTCCTGCAACTCCAGCTACTGCTGCTGCAGTAGCAAAAGCAGATTCAGCTTCCAAGCTTGAAGCCGGCACTTACTTCTATTTTGTAAGTTCCAAGGGGACTTCCGGGGAGTCTTCCCCAGTTGGGACCGGTGCAGTAGCCGTTGCAGCCGGACAAACAGTAGAAATTACGATCCCCCGCGTCTTGAACGGTGATCCGAATTTGCAGGCCAAGAGCTATAAGGTATATCGGGGTTACTACTCCGATCCGCAGCTGGCCGAATTTATGACGGAATTCACCGATGCGGGAGCAGGAGCAAATCAGGTGCTGGTTGATAACGGCGAGGATATTCCTGGCACCGAATATTGCTTCTTGATCGACAACGACGGCGATGATGTTCTTGCCTTCAAAAAGCTGGCTGATTTGATGCGGGTACCGTTGGGGTTGGTGGATACCACTAGCAAGTTCATGATTCTGCTGTTCGGCATGCTGCAGGTCTACAACCCGCGCCGCATTGTCATTTTTAAAAATGTCGGCAAACTTGGCCAGAACAGCAACCGTGAACTGTATGCTCCGAGCTATGGAGCAGAAAGCTACGGCACAATTAAACCGGTACATGCTTAAGAGAGGTGACAAACCTCTCTTTTTGTTTTTCATTCTGAAAGGAGCTGAAGGAATTGAAGATTCGTAAAACGCGGGGTGAGTACCCGCTGGATATCGTCGTGCTGGATGAAACGGTACATTTTGATGAAACCGGCGTAGCTGATGTTGATGAGATTATCGGCGATGTGCTGCTAGAGATTCCGGGGTATGAAGAGTACAAGGAAAAGCTCAAAAAGCCAGCCACCTCGACACCAGATGACCCCAAAGGTAAGAAGGATACTGGCAAAGGAAAACAAGACCAGTCGCCAACTGATCAGGACCAAGCTGCACCGCCTGAAACCAAGGAGTAACTGTTATGTCAATCATTCCGTACTACGAGTCGCAAGAGGACCCGGATACAGGGGAGATAACCTACAGCTCCCCTGTGGGGCTGCCCACGCCGGATGAAGTCAGGAGGCGTTGGTGTTATGGACTGACGCTTGCTGATCAGTTCGGCCAGACCATGGAGGACCGGGATATACTCGGATACCTGTTGGCGGCTGTGAAGGATACGGAGCGGCAACTGGGCATTTTCCTCAAGCCGACAATTATCCGCTGTAATGCAGAGGCGCGGGGGCTGGAACAGGGTGTTGATTATGAAATTGATGAACCAGCTTATGATCACGATGCGCAGCGCTGGCGGAACTTTGGTTTCCTCCAGTTGCGGCAGCGGTATGTCAGCGATCTTTCGGCGTTCAAGTTGGTCGCATATGGTGGGCAGGTCAGTATAGATTTCATGCAATATCCAGACTGGATAAAGCTCTACAAGAAGTCGAGCCAATTGCATGTAGTCACTAAGGGTGAGGGTGTGCCTATGCTCGGAGGATATCCAACCGGTTATAGTACGGCCCCGTTTGCGGCCCCGCTGCTCTCCAGGACTCCGCAGGTCTTCCACGTTGACTACACTGCCGGGCTCACCAAGGAGCAACTAACAGAGGATATCCGGGCGGTGGTCGGCAAACAAGCGGCGGTGGCCGTGCTGGGTGTTGCTGGTGACGCTACTTTGGCCGGCGTAGCGGGCTACTCGCTGACGCTGGACGGCGTAGCTGAATCATTTCAATCCACGGCTTCCGCTATGTATGGTACCTATTCGGCCCATATTACGCAGCTGCAGCAGGAGGTCAAGGACTTCTTTAGCCCGGCAGGAGGCGGAGCCCGCACCAAAATGCGCGGCTTCACGATGGGAGGAATTTAGAAGTGGATATTCAGATTAATGGGCAAAAATTCGAGGACCTGATCGCTCGTCATGGGCGTGATGTGCTTTGGCAAGAGTCCATACGCTGCTCCTGCATCAATTTGGATAGCGGGCAGCCGCGCTATGGTTGCCCGATCTGCGGAGGCACAGGCTTTGTGTATGAGCCGGTGAAGACCTGCCGCGCACTTGTGCAGAGCGTGACCACAAGCAAGGACTATCTGGCTTATGCCGGCATGTTTGAGGTTGGAGACGCTCTGATGAGCATACCGGCCAATATGTTTTTGCGTACGCCGGAAGGCAGCTTTGATCGGTCCGGCCGGGAGCCGGTACCGATGTTCAATATCGGGGCTGGTGATGTTGTGACGCTGATTGACGATGAAGTGAAGACGTCTGAGGTTATCATGAAGGACACAGAGCTGCACGGGCGCCCGGCGGACACGCTTTTGAATCCTAAGGTGACCAAGGTGCTCTCGGTTCGCATGCATGATCCTGACAGCGCCACAACAACGCTGTACGCTGCTGGGGATGATTACGAAGTGGACGGGGCAACGATCGTCTGGACGGGCAATCAGCCCACACCAGGGGCGCAATACAGCGTCATATACATGCATCGTCCTGTTTATACCGTTTACGCTGTCCTCCCCCGCCCCCGGCACCAGAACAATCAGGATTTGCCGCGCACAGTGCTGCTTCGGTATTACCCGGGAGGTGTCCTGCGTGAGCATGGTGTCCATACAGGCTGAATTACCGGCACTGGATAACATTATCGCTACCCTTTCCAATCGCGACCGCCTTCCCTATACACGTGAAGCTGTGCGTGCGGCGACGATAGATTTGATTCAAGCTACATGGATTCAATACGCCTCGGGCGTGGAAGTTAGCTACAGCGGCGGGACATTCCGCATAGGTGTGCAGACTGGTGAATACGTTCGGAGCATCCAGGATGGTCTGCGATTCCCGGACGACCTGACGGGGGAAGTATTCTCCACCTCCAGACATGGTGCAGCTATAGAAAGCGGCCAGGAAGCCAAGGATTTGAAACCTAAGTTGTTGGCTTCTTCAAAGGCAAAGGTCGGTGCGAACGGGAAAAAGTATGTCACCGTCCCCTTTCGCCATGGCGCGCCGGGATCTGCCACAATGGCGGATATGCCCAAGCGAATGCATGAGCAGGCGAAGAAGCTTGAGTTCAGCCGCGTGACATCCTCTTTACCGTCCCGAACGTATTCATGGGGTGGGAGGATCAAGTCGGACGATACTGGAAAGCGGAGCCACACGGGATCACATCCGGGGGCGGGCTATTCGTGGAAGACTGGTAAGCATCAAGGTATGGTAAAAATGGGTGGAGCCGGTCAAACGCAGTACCTAACTTTCCGGCGAGTGTCGGAAAACTCCGATCCCAAAAGCTGGCGCCGGCCGACAATCAAGCCGAAGCCGATTCGGGAAGCCGTCATTGAGAATACGCGCGATCAGGTCCGGGACATGATTGTCCAAGGTTTCCAGAAGGACTTGGCTGCTGCGGGGCTGGGAGGAGGATAATTTGGATTTTAACACGGTGGATGTGAAGGAAAAGCTGCTACAGTTTCTGAAGGCGGGGTTTCAAAAAGCTGGAGTGCGAATGAATGTGCTGAAGTCTGACCCGCAGACCGCAGCAGAACTGCCCTGCATTGGAATTAATCGGACTGCTGACAGTGAAACTGTTCATTCACTGGGCGATTTCGCCGGCAGCGATTTTGATACAGATTTGCTTGAATACAGTGAGGTGTACAGCGCCTACTACCAAGAATCCATGGAAGTGCGGATATGGCATACAAATGCAGATGAGCGAGAACGGGCATATCGGCTGCTGAAGGCACTACTGATGGTCTTCCGGCCGGTCATTGTGGAGCAAGGCGTTCGGAGCTTTACAGTGGAAGGCGGCAAGGATGAGAGTGACTTCACCGGACAGGTTGCACCGTTTCCCGTGTACTGGGCCAGCGTTGTAATATCGTATCTTAATCCCCTGGATGTTCAAGTCGGCGAGATGGCCGAAATCATTACAAATATTTTTGTAAATGGAGGTGTAGTCGTTGACACAGAAGAGCCGTAATACACCCGCTCCCGATGTCGAGGAGCAAGCCCCAAAGGATGCTGCTGAACCGAAAGGTATGAGCTTGGATGCTTATTTGGAAAAGCATACTGTGCATCCTGGTCTTGTGGCCAGCTATCGTTACGAAGCTCGGACTCGCGCCGAACTCCTTCAGGAAAAAACAGAGTCGGCTTGGAAGCTCGCTTTCGAGCAGCAGTCCAAAACTCAATATTAAGGAGGTACATGATGAGCATTAATATTTCATTCGGCGGCGCGACCATCAAACGCCCAGGAGCTTATTCCACTGTGGATTCCTCCGGGATGGTGCCGGTTACGCCTGGATCGCTAAAGGTGCTGGCTGTAATCGGCCCATCTGGTACAGGGGCGACGATCACCCCTGGAACTGTAGCTTATTTTAACGATCCCAAGCTGGCAGCCGCCGCTGTCGGTGAGGGGGAGCTGCTTGAAGTAATGAACGTGGCCTGGCGTCATGGAGCTGATCTGATCGCCGTATCAGCCGCAGCTGTTACGGATCCAGCCACAGCACCTACGGATGCAGAATGGCAGGCCGCCATTGATCTGCTTCAGCCCGAGGAAGTTAGCGGGATCATTCCCATTACGACCCAGGCAGCGGTATGGGCGAAGGTCGATACCCACATTACCTTAATGTCAAACACCAAGAACCGGAAGCGGCGCAGGGCATTTTATGGTCACGCTGCTGGCACTAGCATCGCAGATATTCAAGCGGCGGCTGCAGCAATCCCCGTCGAACGAGGTCTGCTTGCGACACCTTGCCCGCTGGTTGCAGATAGCACTGGGAACAAGGTAGTTAAGCCGGGTTATTATATGGCAGCGGCCATTGCTGGGATTTGGGCAGGCCAAGAGTCGCAGCAGCCGGTAACATACAAGTTGGTGAGATTCGACGGTCTTGAAAAGATATATATCGGTCAGGAAATCGAAACGCTTCTGGAAGCCCATGTTTGCCCGATTGAATCGGTCAAAAACGTGGGCTTTCGTATTGTGCAGGGCGTAACCCTTTCAACGAGCGATGACCTCACGCAAAGTGAACTTTCTGTCTCCACGCTGAAGGACGACATGTCAGCTAACCTGGAATCTTATTTCGAGACAAAGTATGTGGGAACTCCAACTGTAAATGGTATCGAGGTAACCATCTACAATGATTTGGTGTCTCAAATTCAGGGATTTCAGAAAAATGGTTGGATAAGCGGATTTGTTTCTGATTCGATAAAGGTTTCGCGAAATGGCACTGTGTTCACTCTGGAGTGGGAGGGGATTCCGACATTGCCAATCAACAACTTCTTGATCACATCACACTTCACTTTGAAGTAAAGAAGGGAGGATTAAGTTATGTCTATTGTTAAAGATCAGCCGGCTCACGCTGGGCATACAATCAAATTGAAGATTGATGGCAAAGAAGTAGGTCGGGCTCAATCCATAAGCGGTCGCCGCTCATTCGGAACAGAAAATCAGTACGAGATTGGTTCTATCATGCCGCAAGAGTCTGTTCCGCTCCGTATGGAGGGAACGGTAACTTTGGAGAAATACCGCATACGCAGACAATCATTGGCCGAATTGAAATTGTCGTCGTACGGTATAGGCATTTTGAATATGAACGTCATTGATATTGAGGTGACGGACAAATATACAGGTGACATCATTATTGTCTATCGTAGTTGCACCCTACAAGAATCGTCCGAGGATTTCAGGGCAAACGCCATGTCTGGCGAGAACGCAACCTGGACGTATTTATCCGCTGACTATGGGACACCAGAATCGGATACCACGAACACATAAGCAATATAGACCAAATTATTATCCGCCCTTCCAGTATCGGAAGGGCTATTTCAATTAAAGGAGAGATCACTTTGGATAACAAAGAACAAAACATTGCTGATATTGGGAAAAAGGTTGCTGCTGGGGGAAAATTGAACGAAGCTGAAGTATTGGATTTTGAGAGTGCTGAAGGAAACCGTTACAAAGGAGTTCTGGTATTCAAAAAGCCGACTATGGCTGATCTAATGAAGATTGGTGGCTTGAAGTCCGAATTTTTGAGAACAGCCGGTGTACAGGATGCCCGCCTAGTTGATAACGATATCCTGTTCACGGCGCATATGTTGGCCACTTTAGAAGTGGTGCTCGTCAAGCGGCCGGAATTTTTATTCAAGCTGAATGAGGTCAAGGAATCGGACCTTATTTTCCATGTTTACGGAAAGTACCAAGTGTGGGAGGCATCTTTTCGCAAGGAATTTCGAGACGCACCTAAGACAGATCGCCCAGCTTCCGAGGGAGAGGAAGCTTTGGATACTCCGTAAATACGTCTATGGCGGTCTTCCTCCTACCGACCCGCGCATTTTGGACATGACAGATGAACAGGTTGAGCTCGAGTTCATTCACATGGATCTGGACCGCAAAGCCAAGGAAGGCAGAAGCGAGGAGTACAGCGATCCGGACTTTGATGATTGGGACCGTGAAATGGAGGAAGAGGATAGGAAGTTATCCTACGAATATGATCCTGCTGTCTTGCAGCGGCCGAATGCGGATGATAACGATTGGGAAGATGTCGAGTTGTAGAAGGGGGGTGCAATAGATTATGGCAGCGGAACAAACGATTCGGGTGTCGGCCAAGGGCGAATTCGGGCAGCTGCAGCGTGGGTTGAAGCAGCTCCAGCAAGACCTGAAAGGCGTCGCTGGTGTTGTGGACAGAGGGGCCGGCAAAGGCGGATTCTTCGATGAGAAGCAAACCCGCGCGTTGGAGCTATATAAACGTCGGTTTATGGGAACGATGGGGGAAATCAACGCCGAGTTCCGCAAACAGAACGATGTGATTGAGGCGCTGCACAGCAAAATGAGCACGGCGCAGCGGGCAGAACGTGAGGAAATCCGGCAGACCATTGCACAACGCGAGAAGCAACTGGATGTACTCCGTAAGGAGCTCATGACTACAGAGCGCCTGTACAGTAAGCGGTCGAAAGAGGCCGGCTCTTTCCGTTCGCCGTCCCCCCCGGCTCAAAATGAACCTACTACGGTTTCCAGGGGCGGACTGGGTAGTGGAGGGATGTTGTCTGGACTTATCGGCGCTGGTAAGTTTGCACTGGGTCTAGCCGGTCTAACCGGAGTAGCTTCATTGGCTTCAAAAGCCTATGATCTCTCTTACGAGCGGGCTACAGGTTCGCTTGATCTAGCTCAGCGCCTGCGTGGTCAGTCCGGATGGAGCGGGAAGGCAACAGACATGTGGGATCGCTCGGCCGATGTTGGCCGCAAGGATCGCATGGGGTACACGGCAGCAGAATCGTGGGGCTTCATGGAACAATACAGCCGGATTGCCGGTGCGATCAACACGAGCCAACAGCAAGACCTTCTCAAATTCGGTCGTGGGTACGGCTTGAATTCTTCCGAAGTGGCTGGGGTTGTCGGAGCCAATCAGGCGATTGGCGGCACGCAGACCCCAAAGGGGTTCGCTGATGCGATTGCTGGTAGCGTGGCCAAGACTGGGATGACACCGCGTATCTTGGAGGTCATGGAGACCAATAATGCGCTGCTTTCGCAAATGAACACCACGCTGAAGGACGGCTCTTCCAAACAAATTCTTGCCTACCAGACTACACTCGACAAAATCGGTGTTGAAAAAGGCATGACTCAGCTCACCGGCGCCCAGGGTGGGAATATGATTGCTGGACTGGGAGGCATCTTTCAGCCCGGGAACGACAAGTGGAAATGGATGGGGATTCAGGCCCTTCGTAATTATAGCCCGCAGAAATACGGCAAGATGGACCTGTTTGATATGGAAATGTCATACGAAGATGGTCTCATGAACGCCGATAATATCCCGGCTATGGCGAAATACATCCGTAGTCAAACGGGCGGCAACAAGAAGTTGGATAAGTACATCATGCAGCGCTGGCTTACGGATGGTGGATACGCCGCCACAAAAAGGGAAGCTTCCGAGTTCTACGATGCCACTGACGGCCTGACCAAGTTCAGTCCGGATCAGATCGAGTCGCTGAAAAACGGTGCTATTGATTCTGGAACAAAGTATGACGCGGAACGAAAAAGTGATGCCGGACAAGGTTATATGGATGTGGACTCCCGGTTTCAGCATGCACTGGAGCAAGCCGGGCAACCATTGCTTACGATTGTGCAAGGGCTGGAAGAGGACGTAACCTCTTTGCTGGAGAGCCTGAATGATGGGACGGGGCTGGCTGGTGGAACCTTAGAGAAAATCCTGGACTTTATGACTAGGAACCTTGGGGGGCTCGCCACTTCGGAAAACATCATGAAAGTGGTCACTGCCATTGGTATCTTAAGCGCAGCAAACAAACTGGGCGGGGCTATCGGTGCAGGAAAGAGTGCCGCTTCTGGGGTAGGCGGAATGCTGGCTACGGGGTCTAAACTGGTCGGCGCGTCCGCAGCGACCGCCGCCATCTTCGGTCTGCTTGATGGCGTCACTAACAAAGATGAGCACATTAAAGCGGCGAAAGAGGCTGGACTTGACCCGGAGAGCTTAGGACTGGTGGACCGAACGGTCGCAGGCGCTGTCTACGGCGCGGAGAAGGTTACGGGGTATATCACCGGAGAAAAGGCAGACCGCAAAGATGGATACGAGCTGCTGGAGAAAGTGGACCCCGCCGACCCAGACTCCCTTTGGGCTGATAATGCGAGAACGACAGCCAAAAAGAACGCGGACCTGTATCGTAGGATGACCCCAGAGGATCGGAAAGCGCAGGATCACATTAATGCGGTAAGCGCGGCAAACACCCGCAAAGGGGCTAAACAGACCGAAGCGGTGCAGAAGGCGACAAGCGGGCTTCAGGCAGAGTATGACAAGACCTTTGACACCATCTTTAAAGCTGGAGCCGACATCTACGACTGGCTGTATGCCAGTTGGAACGGCGGCAAGCCTAGCCCGCACCAACGGGCGGAAGATGCTAAAGCGGCAGCGAAGGACCGGGCTGAAGAGAAGGAAGTGGATTCCCCGTTCATCCCATCCGCTATGCGCCTCAAGTCGTTCGCGCCAAAGATGTTCCCGGGGCTATTTGTAAGCAGCCCCGACGGGGGGGATTCCGATATCGGCCAGCTCCCGGCCCGCCTGGGCGGCCTGCCTATCGACAACCAGCCAGAAGACCTTAGCAAGCTGCCTGCCCAGATGGACAGGCTAAAAAACGACGGCACCAAGGCGCTGAGCGACTTCCGAAAGGACGGCATCGTGAAGCTGCTGGACCTCTCCGAAGACGGGAATACCCGCTTTAAGCGCATGGACAAGTCCACCTCCGACATGACGGCCGACGCCCAGGCGAAGTACGCTTCCATGGAACAAAACTCCGGCGACCTGCTGGATAAGGCGACTTGGATTTTCCGCACGATGTATTACAAGGTTGCTAACACGATGGATTACATGCTGGAAGAGCACCGAAACATGGTAGCGGAGTTATCTGGCACATCCAAATACACAGATGGTGTAGGAGGCGACTTCTCTTCTGGTTTAGGGCAAGGCTACAAGATTACGCAAAACAGCGGTGTTTCTGTTCAGGACTTAAACAAGCAGCTGAAAGGTCTCTTGGCAGGCTATGGTTCCGAATATATTAAAGCTGGCAACAAATATGGGATAGACCCGGCTTTCTTGGTGGCGGTATCTATGCAAGAAACCGGAGGTACATCTCTTGCATTAAAAAACAAGAATAACGTTGGCGGAATGATGGGTAAAAATGGTTTGCTGTCATTCAAAAGTATTCCTGATGGCATTGATGCAATGGCAAGTAATATTGCGGAAAATTATGTCCCGCAGGGGATCGACACCGTAGAGAAAGTGCAAAAAAAGTATGCTCCTATAGGGGCAGCGAATGACCCTGATAATCTTAACAACGATTGGTCAAAGGGCGTAAACGGCATTCTTTCTGATCTATTGGGAAACTCGCACAAGGGAATAGATACCGGGTACAGCTTTTTTAAAGGCTGGGAGAGCCGAGTCACTTCACGTTTTGGAGATAAAGAGGGATTTCGTTCGAAGCCCCATGGTGGACTCGACATCAACGGAGAACAAGGGGATGCTTTGGATGCACTATCATCAGGCAAAGTATCTTTTATAAAAATGGACGATGGCGGGCCGAACGACCCGGATGGAAAGGCAAACACAACACCAGGTGGATCGACGGTCGGAATTAAGATGTCTGACGGAAACACCTATTATTACGCACATATGTCTGCTGTCAATTCTAAGCTGAAGGTCGGGGACAATATTGCAGCTGGAGAATGGCTTGGGAATATGGGCGGCGATAAGGGAGCAGCAGGGAGCGGCAGTTCTACAACAGGCAGTCACTTGCATCTAGGATACATGAACAAAGACGGTGTTTTGATGGACCCGGTTAGTCTGTTGAACAGCCTCAACGCGGGCGATAGCGATATCGGGAAAATGAATCCTGAGCAGTTTGTTACGTCATCCCGAACGCCATTCGGATCTAGCAGCTCCCCGAGCCAGCAAGTTGTTACAACGAAGTCTGAAATTACTGTTAAGCTGGACCTTACTGGCGAAGGAGCCAAGTCACTTAACAATGCGACATTAAGTCAGCTTGAAAAACTCGTAAATCGAATTGTAACCGAGCGGGAGCGGCAACTCCTCCGGATGTCCCCAACAAAGGCGGGATACTCATGATCGAACGATATAATTGGGCGCCGGTTGGCGGCGTAGTTGGAAAGCGGCATGTCCCTATTGTCCGGGTCAGCTTCCACACCGAAAAGGCGTGTTACCAACTCAAGGGAGAAATCACCGTAGATAGCGACAACACAGACCCCACCAGCCAGGTGCTTTCGGTCACGACCCAAAAAACAATGGATGCGCCTGCCGGAGCAATCAGCATTACCTTGGCCGGCGATAAATGGTTCCGGTCGCAACTCATAATGCCAAACGACCTGGTTGTTGTGCAAATGGGCTATAAGACAATAAATGGCGAGGAACTCAGCACGGTCATGGTCGGTCTGGTGGATCGCATTCGCCGGACCCGCAGCGTGGAGGGCGGAATGATTACATCCGTCACTGCCCGAGATTTCGGGAAGGTGTTAATCAAGAGCAATGTTAAATTTTATCCGGAACTAGAGGGGAAGACGGAGCAAAAAAACCTCTTTTTAGCTTCCGATGGCTGGCTGAAACTGATGAACTATTTCAGGGGTGATCTTGTTTCTAAAGGGACTCCTGCTGTCATTCTGGATATTATCATGCGCTTTATTCTGCCAAAGTTGAACAATGTGGAATGGACAGTATGGGATGAGGGTAAAACTGAGCCCGTTCCGAAGAAGATCGGGCTCACGCATGTTCTGAGATACAATTTTGCCAAAATCAATATGACACTACCGCAGTTTTTCACTCTTGATCAATATGAAGGCTCCCTATGGAATCTGATGGAGCGGACATCGATCAAGCCATTTTCTGAACTCTTTGTCGATACGCGGCATCCCGATGAAGCGTGGAACAAGGGCGGAAAGCCGAGGGTTATTAATGAACCCATAGAGCAATCCTCTGACGAGAGCAAGGCGAAGTATCCGAAGGGTGAAGGGTACTATCCGTCTCCGCGCTTTTCGTTCGGTAAAGATAATAGCGTGGTTGGTGTATTTATGAGAAACACTCCATTCGATCAGGCTGCTTGGGATAAATTATTGACGCATGAGATCGGTGCGGAGGATGTTATTGATGAGGACCTCTCATACAGCGACGAGGAGCATTACAATCTCTTTTGGGCTGGGACGACGATTAATGCTCTCGGCATCGATCTTAAACGGGTATCCCCGCCTTTGGTGAATGAAAAGGCTGTGCTCCGCTACGGACTATCACCCCTTGAAGTAGAAGTGGAAGGTTTGGCGCTCAGTCAGGACGATCCGAATGCGATGACCCAATTGACCGAGATGGTTGCCGGATTGAGCGGGAAGCTGAAAGCATGGTTTGAGAATAATAATTTTTATGTGAACGGCTCCATGACAGTTCGTGGTAATGGTGCCTATAAAATTGGCCAAAGATTGAAGACCAAGGGAATTATTAAAGAATTCTATATCGAGTCCGTGACGCAGACGTTCAGCGTATACGAAGGATGGACGACAACGCTCCAACTCACGCGTGGACGTGATTTGAAACCGGGTGCTGATTCTGTGTCCGCCGCCACTTCCACTTCCCCTCAATCCGGGACTGCAGCTGGCAAGACGGCGGCCGAAGCAGTTAAGGCCAACAATTACACCGTCAAGCGAGGGGATAGCCTGTGGAGTATCGCGGCTAAGGTGTATGGGAAGGGAGACGATTGGATGAAACTTTGGGCAGCTAACAAGGATTTGCTTATCCAGCGTGATAATCGTAATGTATCTCAGCCAGGAAAGTTCATTTATGAAGGGCAAGTTCTTCAGGTGTCGGGGGGATCAAAATGAAGGATCAGGCCGCGCTTGGCGGGCAAACAACCAATCGGATGCCGTCATTCAATACATCTCGCTTTGCCCGGGTAACGAGCGCGAAAGATTACAACAAATATGGGCGTATTGAAGTTATTTTTTTGGATTACAGCGTGCCGGTTCCTGTTTGGGTAGTAGGGGATATTGAACGGGAACCCGTGGCTGGGGACAGTGTTCTCATTGGCTACATGGATGGGCGTAAGGACTGTCCGTACCTTGTAGGCTTCGTGAAGAACGAGAGTCATACGACGAACTTCGTCGTCGTGAAGAAGGATAAAATCAAGCTTCAGCTTCCCATTTTCGGTATCGGGGAGAAGGACAGCCCGGCAACCAAGGACGTAGCTGGGAACCTGCTGGACAACAGCAAGCAGGAGGAGCGCGTATACATCGAAGCCACGCCCGACCATGCGCTCATCAGTTTCCCAACTTCTGAAGACGGATCTACGGCTCCAGCCACCATCAAGGTAACAGCGGATGGTGTGGAGATAAACCACCCCCAAGCCATCAAGCATCACTCAGGAAGCAAAGGTGTGGTGCGGGTAGGGGATACTGTTTCCGTTGATGTGCCGGGGATCGGTAAGTGTACGGGCACAACAACTTCTGGCTCCAGCAAAACACTGATTGATTAGGAGGGAGTAACTGTGGCGAAAAAAGTCTTGGTGAGCGCCGCCACCTACGATCAGAAACGATTCTACCGCATGACCTTTGAATTGCGAAAGACATTACCCAGCGGAGATTCTGGTGCATTATCGTTGCATACGCTTCTGGTCAATCCCTCCGACTTTAGCCAGGATGAGCCGGGCCGTGGGAACATCATACAGACGCTCGGCGGTGCCTATGTTGCAGACTTTGGGCTGGGCCTACCCACGGTGACGTTGAGCGGGACAACTGGTTATAGGGTGCGCGCTTCCGCCGAAGGGAAAGAACGGGATGGATACGAAGAACTGAGGGATTTCAGGTCAGATATCTACCGCAAAATTCTGCTTGCCAATGATCCGCAACATGCACTCTATTGGTACAACTGGGAGGACGATGAGTATTATGAGATTCATCCGCAAAACTTCCGCCTGCAGCGTAGCAAGTCGGAGCCTACGCTGTACCGATACGAATTCCGATTTACCTGCTTACGCCGATTGACAAAAACGCGGAGGGAAGCAGCAGGGGATTACTTAAAGCGGAATCCTTCCACAACAAAGATGGCTGGGAAGTTAACATCCAGCGTTTCAAATATCGGTGAACTGCTGCTGAAGCTGACGAAAGGGGATGGATAGCATGCTGGACAGCTTTTATTTACCACAGGAAGCCATCAGTTTTGTCAACTACCCGATCCTGCGGGACGAACAAACGAACATCGAAAAAATTGTTTCATACGTTCTGCAGGTGCGCGAGTCCTTGACGGCATACAACTCGGCGACAGCCAACCTGGTGGATATTAATATGGATGAACTGGAGCAGCATCTTGCTCTTTGTCGGCAAACTTGTGAGAGTTTGGGAACGGCGGAGAAGATCCCGTTCGATGTGCTGCTGGAACTGCGATCGGTGCTGTCCACCTTTTACAGTTTACGCACGCTATATTTCGATGCTGGAAGCTCAGTAATCGGGGTGCCAGTGGTTGAGAATGGGGAGGCTGCTGCTGTGTGATAGAACACATTTTAAGTGACGCAGATACAATCCAGGGACTGGCTGTTATGTACAATGTTCCTTGGCAAACTATAGCAGATTATAATGGCTTGGAATATCCGTACACGTTGACAAGCAAAGAGGCATATAAGCAACTCCACGCTGCAGGTTATCTGCTTGTACGTCGTGAATTTACAGCATCACCGTTGACGGTATATGCCGGATCAACATTTTCAACTGAGCCTGATTCTGAAGGGGTTCAGAAGATATATGAATTGGTGGAAGACACAACCCTGGTTGCAGGTGCAGCAGAGGGTTATTTTTATGTCCGCTGTACTCAGCCCGGGAGCTTTGGGAACACCATTGCGGGCAGTGTGATCATAGCGTGGGAGATCAGGAGCAGTTTGGGTAATGTGCAACTCTCCGCGACAAATCCAACACCTTTCACCGGCGGGAATGACGCTCGCGTGCGTCTTACTGGCCAGGCTGTTTTTATAAATGCAGATGTCCAGGTGGAAACTCCTAAAATCAGTTATCTGGAACAACTTGGTGGCAGCGATTTGAAAATGACTCCTGACGGGGACTTGATCGACGATGGACTCGGGGATTGGGAGAGTGTGTCGGGTCTGGAAAATATTCAGCAGGCGATCAGCCACAGGCTCGTAACCCGGCGCGGGAGCTTGACGCAGCACCCCACCTACGGCAGCCGCCTTCATGAACTGATCGGGCAACCGCAGATACCATATATCCGCCGTTTAATCGAACTGGATATACAGGAAACACTCCTGGATGAGGAGCGGATTGAGGCTGTGGCAATCAACAGCGTGTCGATCAGGAATACAATTATTGATGTTTTGCTAGTTGTTACGGTGGCCGGCTCTCAGGAACGTGTTTCGTTATCGCTAAATACAGCCGGCCCGGCCTAAAGGAAGGTGATTGACCATGGCATTCGAGCGGAAATCTCTTGAAAATATAGTGCAAGACATGGTGGATTGGTCGCGGGGTCTCTCATCCAAAATCACGGATTACCGAGTTGGTTCCAGATCACGGACATTGATGGAAGCAGTAGCCAAAGAACTTGAGGAATTTTACGATAAAGTGTACCGCGCGACTCGAACGCTTATTGCAGAAAATATCTATACGGTGTTGGGGTTTCCTAAGCTTCCGGCTCTATATTCTACGGGTTCGGTTGTCCTGAGCCGCTCCACTCCTGCTGATGCAGACTACCTTATCGCGGCGGGAACTCAACTGCGGACAAGAGCAACGGCGCTGAAAGCCCCCGTTAGCTTTCGGACAAGCAGTGATATTATTCTGCGGATGGGTGAGACCAGCATAACCGTTCCCGTTATTTGTCTTGTGGCTGGCACGGACGGCAATGTCGATGCACTCACGATAACTGAGTTTGTATCCAAACCAGCAGGGATTGATGCGGTGTCCAACCCTGTCAGCTTTACGAATGGGAAGGAAGAGGAAACGCGGGATGAGCAGAAGAATCGGTTTCAGAAGTTCGTTTCCTCTCTTTCTCGGGGGACGCTGCCGGCTATCGAATATGGTGCAACGACCGTTCAGCTTTTATCCTCGGACGGACTGGCTATTGAAAGGGTTGTTGATGCAAGGGCGTTTGAGGATACTGTTAACCGTAAAGGAGAGGTTGACTGCTACATCTGGAACGGAGTCGGCACGGCTTCGGATGAGTTGCTTTCGGCCACTCAGCGGGTCCTGACCGGCTATTATGTAGATGGGAAGCCGGTATACGGTTATAAGCCAGCAGGCATCCAGGTCAATGTGCTGTCTGCTGCTACAAAACCGGTCAATGTTCGCATAACTCTGACCCTGAATACAGGGGTTGATTTGGAGGATATTCAAATCTATATCGAACGCGAAGTCAGTGACTTTTTTGCAACGTTGAAACAAGGGCAAACACTTATACAGACAGCGCTTGAGACCCGCATTAAGCTGCTGGATGGCGTATACGATGTCAAACTGGACCTGTCATTGGATGATGGAGACCATTGGTCAGATAGTAACATTACTGCGGAGCAGACAGAGATTCTGTTGCTTCTTCAGCCGTTGGTTTACCGATCGGGGGCGGACGGATGAAACTGCTGCGAAAACTGCTTGATAACCTTGGGGATCGCTGGAACAAGCAGCCGAAAGAGATCCCCTTTCTTGATTTGGAACTGGGGGCCGGCTTGCATAGCCGGGTAACGGTGGACGAGGGTGTACTCCACTTCCATACTGCGCCTTACCGTCCGGATCTTCCCGAGAAACAATCCATTGCTTTGAAAGGATTGGATACCGACGAATTACTGTTACTCGTCCAGAGCATGGGATATAACGCCGTCGCGGCGGCAGAGGGAACGGATGCTGGTTGTAGGCCATTGGCATTGATCGAACAAAGGGACATGTCTATCCCAGTATCATTTCCTGCCTTCAGCAGCGGGGTATGGCGCAGGCTTTACCCGCTGTATCGGGCGCTACGACAGGCAGACATGGACACGGATGCCGCCTTACGACAACTAAATCGCACAATGTCTTCAGGAAACTGGCTCGATTACTGGGCCAGTTTTTTTGCAATTCAGCGGAATCCGCGAGAGAGTGACAACCAATTTGTCCGGAGGTTTACCACTTGGCTGTTTAATCCGAAGACGAACAATATCGCCCTGCAGGAACTGCTCTCTTATCGGCTGCAGGATACCAATATTGAGGTTCGGGACCGGGCGCCGGCCGAGTTTGAATTGCTGGTCGGAACAAAATACTTGGACGATGCTTCCGATCTGCATGAAATTCTTATGGAGGCAAAGGGAGCAGGAATTCGTTACTTTCTGAATTACTTGACTCCTACCTTGGCAGAGGATTACCGAGCATATGCCTCTGATCTGCACGGCCGGCCGTTTTCAGAACTGGATGTACTCAGCAGCATCCTTAAAACGGTGCTGTCTGAAACGTACCCGACTCCTCAAGAAGAATTATCTGTGCTGGTTGGATTTGTAGAACAGCATACCTTGCCCAGTGATGGATTTAAAACGGCTTTTCGCTTGGGAGTCAGCAGATTAGGGCAGGGGAAGCTTGGCAATGAGTACACGGCTTTCCAAGATGTTATGACCGTGACGCTGCGGGCAGCCGGGGAAATCATTTTTGAGGAATCATATTGAAAGGGTGAACGCATGATGGACATGTATGAAAGGATGACGCTGCCCAAGGGGTTTGTCAGTATCTATCTGCACCGTGGAGCACTGGAGCATCGGGATATTGTTCAGGAGCTTCATATTAAAAATCTGATCGTGGCCAATGCATCGAAGTTCATAGCCCGGCGAATGCGGCCAGGTGCAAGCTGGGGAACAGGAATAACCCATCTTGAAGTAGGGACGGGATTTGGCACAGGAACCGCGCAGGCGCCGCAGCCTGAAAATCCACTCCAGGTCGCGCTGAGAACGCCGTTATTCAGAAAAGCGATCACAAGCTGGACATATCTTGATGCAAGCGGAGTAGCGACTGCGGTCGAGACAAATATTTTTAAGTTGACCACGAATTTTACTGAGAGCGAGGCGAATGGTGCTCTTGTGGAAATGGGACTGTTCGGTGGAGACGCAGAGATTACGCTTGGATCAGGCCAGATGTTCAACTATAAGTCAGTCCCGGTAATTACAAAAAACAATACCATGCAGCTCACTATTGACTGGAAACTCTCATTCTAGGGAAGGAGATGAACTGATTGGCGTACAATGGGAAAACGAACTGGACAGATGGTGAAATTGTCTATCCTGAGGATATGAACCGGATAGAGCAGGGAATAACAGACGCGAGGGGTGCGCTGGACACGCACATAGCTGACTACGTCCGGCAGCCCGCTTATGCCGCTACATCCGGTACGTCTGCCGCGTACACCGTAACCCTGTCTCCAGCGCCGATAAGCATTGGCGAAGGCTTTGGGATTACGATTGTTCCGCACGTAGACAACGGGGCCAATCCGACACTACAAGTCAATTCCCTAAATCCGGCAGCATTGAAGGATAAGAAGGGGAATGGATTGACCGCAGGTAAATTGAAGGTAGGCTACCCTTATACGTTCGTGTATGTTTCATCGGCTTTTATCTTAATGGGTGAAGGAGGTGGTGAAATTCCAAAACTTCCTAACATGTTGAAGGGCGGTAGTTTTGAAAATACGGGGGCTAATATTGTAAGCAATAGTGCGTATTCTACGACATATAGAAAGTTCGGTAGTTATTCACTTTCTGTCACTTGCCCTTTAGGATCATTAGAGAATGTGGTTTCTATCCCGACCAATATTACTACAATTGCAAATCATCAATATTATCTAAGTGTTTGGGCATATTCAACAACATCCGGTGCTTCTGCTCAAATGTATGCACGGGGGGCAGAACCAAGCGTTTCAGCCTTGCTAACCGCAAATACGTGGAACTTCATGAGCGGCATTCTAACATTCTCAACGACCACCACTGATAGCGCAAGGTTGGATAATAATACAGCATATTCAACAATTTATTATGATGGATTTATGATAATAGATTTGACAGACGCATTCGGCGTTGGAAAAGAACCTTCTAAGTCTGAAATGGACGACATGGTTCAGTCATTTGGCGGATGGTGGGATACAGACTTAGCAAATTTAACATCAGATGCAAATGCCGCAGCTAGTGAAGTATTGAGCGGTAAAACGTATTACTCAAACGGTCTCAAAAACACTGGCGCTATGGCTAGGCGTACTGGCGGAGAATTTCCCGGATATGAGCGCGCACAAACAGTTGCCTCAAATAATGGTAGAGTACATTTGTATGCCCCTCTCGGAGCCTACGTCGACCAGACTGGCGACCAAGGCGGTAATCATTTTGGAGTCTTCGCAGACGATCCGGATTTTAATTCTATCAATTTTCCGGATGATAAAAATGTTTATGGACTACAAGGGTCTATGCCTAGACGCGGGGGTTATACTAACCCAATTTCTACAGCATGGGATGGAAGCACTATGTGGGTACGTATCCCACAAGGTGCTTATCAAACCAACGGTGGAGCAGGGTATCCAGAAATTACACTGAGCGCTGCTCAGGCTAGAGCAGACGGAAATATACAGCCAGGAAATATTCGTGATAAAGTCTGGATATATGGTACACAAGGGACACTTGTGGCTGATAGTTCCGGTCGGATGGCTATCCTCTATGATCTGTATCCGGGAGCTTGGGCAACGGGTACTTGGAATATAGCTACAATACCGCAATGTAAAAATTTTATCTTTGGTGCCCATAGTGGTAGTACTTATCCAAGTCGACTTTACAGTTATGCCACCGACGGGACTGTATCACAACATCTATACTTATATGACAATCAGGGTGTTAGTGTTACTCTATTAACTTTAAACTGGGGAACAACATTAGGTATTGGTTCTATAATTTTTAATGCAGCCGCGCGGATGGTAGAAATATATAATAGCGGCATTAATGGTAATGACAGTTATTTTGGAACACGAAATCTACCGGGTAATTTCAATGTAAATGGCCCTTTGACTTTGGTGTGGGATTGTCAGCAGCCAGGTTCAGCTAGTCCATATCCAGGGATGCGACTGGATGGAATGGTATTATATGCTTAATAAAAGGAGATTAAATAAATGTCGTATTTTTTAGCTTATGATGTTAGGGAAGAAGTAGGACATATTACAGCAATATACTACGACAGAGCTAATATAGAAGGTATTGAGGGGATTGCCGTTGAAAACCTTCCCGTGCCTGAAAATAATGGGCTTATTCCGCAACTAAAAGTCAATTTAAGTGATAACACCTTGTATTATGACTATGCAAGTCCTCCTTTATCCGAAAATGCTCAAATTGCAGCATTACAGGAAGAACTGACCGGCACGCAGCTCGCCCTTGCCGACAACTACGAGCAGATGCTTGCGGCACAGCAAGATGCCACAAACGCGCAGCTCGCCCTTGCTGATCTGTACGAGCTGACACTATCGCTTCAGACGGAAGTCGCCGCATTGAAAGGAGGTGGGAGCTGATGCCTACTATTTATGCATCCCTTATTAAAAAGGGGCTAAAGACATTGGACCAGGTTCCGGTTGTGATCCGTCCAGCCGTGGAAGTTCTATTGGAAGCCTAATAGTTTTATGCGGCGCCCATTGAGGCGTTTTTATTTTGCCCTCGGTTCCCCGGGGGCTTTCATTTTGTCGTAAAGAGAGAAGGGAGCGGGAAGTTTGATTAACCATATTAGGCAGCTTGCAGTAACGATCTACACCGCAGCCGTAGGGTCCGGGAGCCGGGAGGTCGCCGCCGGTGGAATTACTTCAATGGCGGGGCTGCTTGCGACGATCACTGGCTACTTAGGCGGATGGGACAAGCCGCTTCAGGTTCTTGTCGTATGCATGGTCATCGACTATGCGACGGGTATCCTCGGGGCTGTCAAGACCAAAACAGTAAGTTCGGACATCATGTTATGGGGCGGCGTGCGTAAAGCGGTCGTCATTTTTGTCGTGGGATTGTCGGCACTCATTGACGACTGGATTCAGCCCGGGTCGCCAGTCTTTCGGACGGCTGCCATTTATTTTTACGCTGGCCGCGAAGGTTTAAGCATCGTCGAAAATCTCGGCGTTATTGGCGTATACCTACCGCCGCAGGTCCGGGATTTCTTGCTCCAGCTTAATGAGGATAAGGCCCGTAACAACCCGGCCAAGCCGGATCAAGATAAAACTGCATAGGGGTGGTTCATGTGACATTAACTTTAGAGCAAGTAAGGGCAAAGTCTGCCAGGAAGCTAGTTGGCCTGCAATCGGCTGTATTGGCCGGGGCCACTGCGCTTATTAAACGCTCCTTCGACCTTGGCATAACGATCATTATCACGCAGGGATTGCGGACCTTCGCGGAGCAGGATGCCTTATACGCTCAGGGCCGGACCAATCCCGGACAGATCGTCACCAAGGCAAGAGGCGGATACAGCTATCATAACTTCGGGCTTGCCGTTGATTTCGCGCTGCTGCTGCCGGATGGAAAGAATGTCTCGTGGGACACGCTGCGCGACGGCAACGGAGACCGAACGGCGGACTGGCTGCAGGTTGTACAAATCGCTAAAACATTAGGCTTCGAGTGGGGCGGAGACTGGAGCGGGTTTAAAGACTACCCCCATTTGCAAATGACGTTCGGGCTAGATTTGGACAGGCTGCGTGCGGGAGAACGTCCGGCGGTTGCACTGGTAAACGCTGCTTTTAAAAAAATCAATGAAAGTATAGGGGAGGCGGACGAATTGTCCCAAGCAGAAAAACAAGAGTTGGCCGCGCTGCGGTCTGAAGTTAAAGAACTTCGCGATTTGGTAGAGGGATTGACCGTCAGTAAGGATACCCTCAAAGACGAGGCTCTGAAACAAGCTTCGGAAATTAAGGAGCTGGGCGAGGCATTGCTGCACCTGACGGATACAACGCCGCCTAAGTGGGCGATAGAGGCGATACAAGCCTTTGTAAATACGCCATCTGTGCTTAATGGTAAGCCGGTTATTGATACGCCGAATAAGGTCACATTTACAGAAGCGCGCCTTATTACGATTTTGCATCGCCTCGGCTTGGCAGCGAGACAGAAAGGGGATAAATAACGATGAAGAGCAAATGGAGAAATTACGGGTTGTGGGTGTCGCTTACGGCGGCCGCGCTGCTGGGCGTGCAGACAGTTGGTGCGATCTTCGGGTTCCAGTTGGCGCCGGAGAAATATGACCAGGTAACAGCCGCAGTAAATGCAATCCTGGGTATTTTGGTTGTGCTCGGGATCGTAAGCAATCCGGAAGCGGGTAAAGGGTATTCGGATAAGCAATGATAATTATGCCCACTGGCTTCGGCTAGTGGGCGTTTTTTTGTTTATGAGACAATCAATCCCGCTCCTATTACAATCCAGGTAATAGTATTAAGCACGTAACTTCTTTCTTTCGTTCGACCATCATTAGGCGAATGAATTATTTCTTGGGTTGTTTAGCCTCGGCAAGCTGCTGCCGGAGTTTGTCCATTTCGTCGTAAAGCTTCCGGACTTCCTCAGAGTGTTTTCGTTCCGCCGCAAGTATGGCCTTCTCCTGTGCGATCTCCGAGCGTTCTGCAGCCCGTTCCAGTTCATCCTTGTGTTGCTCGGACAGTTGCTTGACACGCTCTTCCTGGGCCGATTCGAGCGCTTCAGCGGCCTTACGCTCCGCCGCCAGTTCTTCTGCTTGTTTTTCGGATATCTTCGATATTTCGGATATCCGTGCTTCTAACTCCTGTTTCTGGATAACCGCATCTTGAGCATCAGCAACCATTTTTGATAACCGCTCGATCCGCTCTTTGTTCTCGGCTAGGATTTCTTCGTTCTTCGCGTTGAGATTTTCGATATTTGCTGTGTACTTCCGCAGCTCAGTGTTATCATCTATTAACTTTCCGGACTGCTCTGCGGCCTCTTTGAGCATATTATTCAGTTCGGCGATCTCATCTTGTTGTATCGACAATTCAGCAGCGAGTCCGGTGACTTTTTCTTCATATCCATCGGCCAACTGAGTTCGTTCTGAATGTTCCGTTTGCAACATGGATGTAAAGTGTTCCAGGACGCTTTTCATGTGGTATTCAAGAGAAGAAATCTGTTTCTGGTAACCGGCGCCAAGTCCGTTCTTCATTTGCTGCAATTCGTATGTCGTCATGACATGCGCGAAGAAATCCCCCTCAAATTCGATTCCTGATTCCTTGAACAGTCTTTCGGCCAATTCTCGCGCTTCAACCGTCGGTTTGTAAAGCTTCTGCGTCTTCGCCGCTTTCTCACTCATTCAAAATGCCTCCTAGTATTATTCTTAACAGATATCTAAGATATCATGGATATCCATTTATTTAAAAGGACTTATAAGATATCTAATATTTTGGTTTGTTAGAGGGGCCGTAGCCCCGTGTTATTCATCCGCTCTCGTAACAACTCCAGCAAGTGCCTCAAGCATTTCCTTCTCAGCTCGGTCACGCGCCTCATTCGCCAGATGCTCAAAGTTCGGATGGTAATAAACCTCTGGCTTGCGTCCATCCTTCTTCTTGTGGCGAAGCTCGCCAGTCTTGACGGCGGCGTTGAGTGCAGACCGCACCTCGGCAAAAAGTCGAGTCACCACCATAACACGCGCCATTCGGACCTTCTCGACATTTGCTTGAGCGGCGGTCATTTCTCCACGACCTACCATGTCTTTTAGGTACTCAAGGTCATTCTGATTCAGCTTACTCATTTCAAATCCCTCCTGTGTATGCCCGCCAGCATAATATGATTACGCTCTGCGCAATTTGTGAATCAGTTTAACTTCTCCATCCTCGCTGGCGTCAATGATGGTAGAGAGCATCCCTTCACTGACCAGCAAAAGCGGGAAGATAACTTTCCCTGCAACTGCATAATCCAGGTATCCAGTTCGACGGCGAGGTTTCAATTCAATTCCTCCTCCGGTTATATTTAGGGGAGGAGCCTAGTGGCCCCTCCGTGACTTGCTAACTGCGGCGTTGTCTGTTAATCTGGCTGTAGAGATTGTAGGCTGTTTCTTCGGCTTCCGTTAGCGCGTATTGTCGAAGAATTTCTGCCTGTCTTTCCTTGAACTCCTCCCGGGAGCTGCGACCGAGTGCCATTCGTTCGCGGGCTACTCTCAGGAGGTGTTCTCGTTTTTGGAGCTTTTCGAAAGCTCCGGCTGTCACCTTGTCCATTTTCTCACCCCCGTTCTATACTCTAATTATACAACGAATATCGTTGAATGTCAACGAAAAACGTTGAACTTATTATCCCCTTAGTGTATATTTAGGTTGAGGTGATTACGTATGATTAGGTTGAGAATCGAAGAACTTCGGAATGCTGAGGGGTTGAGCGTCCGACAGGTCAGCAAAGCGACTGGTATCCGCTGGAACACGTTGAGCGACATGGAAAATGGAACGGCAAAACATTGGCCGCCTGAACATTTGGAAAAGCTGATGATTTTTTTTAAGCTGAACCAAATAGGAGAATTGATTGAATATGAAGCAGCAGATTCATTAGAGGATTAAGAGCGGACAAGGAGAGGGATTATGAAAGTTTCATATAAAGTCCTGGAGAGCGACGCCGACTTCCTGGCAGCATCTTTGACGCAGGTGAGAGTATCTGTCTGGTTTCGATTAGACCCCGATCCGATCGGCCACCTGATGGACTACGGCGGGGCAGTGGAGGAATATACGACAGAAACCGTTAAGATCGCTGGGAGCCGATTTTTCCGGCATCGCTTTGAGTTTAGAGCCTATGGCTAGACAGTTTACATATTGTCCCATACGTGTTATTATTGTTTTGCGCGGTACGGACGCGCCGGACGCGCATTTCATCCTCCGTGCGGGGATGTGGATTGAAATATACTTGCTTATATGCAAAACAAAACCCGATGGATATACACCTCGGGTTTTGTTTTTTTATCTTAAAGAATAATACTCCCAATCACACCTGTTGTACCGCTCCACCCGGATTTCAGACAGGGCGCCCTTGCGGATAACCACGCTCAATCCCGTGGCATCCTCTTGTCCTCCATCTTCGCCCTCAATGGTGGTCATGTAGCGTTCGATCCACTGATCCTCGGATAACTCGCGATCACCGTCCATTATAAACTCTCGGTATAGGTCTGGTTCTGTCCGAAGGAGGGCTTTGAACAGTTCGAAATCATAAATACCCACCTCAACTCCGAAGTCTTTAAACGGACCGTAATCGTGCTCGACACCAAAAAACATTATGTAGTGCATATCGTCGGCATTAGAAGAATCATTATAAACCTCAACTACATCCATGCCAGAACCTTTCATATCTCGCAACATATCCAACGCGGCTTTAACAGCATCGTCCGAATCGTTAGCGTACTTTGGGGTTGTTTCCATGATTGGAGGCGACATCATGTGCGTGCCGACATCATTAGACCATCCGTTAATCTCAAACTTACGACCGGTAATTGTGTACATTTATAATTCTCCTTCTGCCCATCCGCCTTATCGCGCCTGCGGCATCAAATTACTTCATGCGGGTCTCTTGTACGCTATCCAGCGTCATAGATCCGTCTGTGTTACGAACGTACATCTCAACTGGTACGCCGTATCCTACGTTCCAGTTAACTGCCCGGGTGTAAGCTTGAGTGTAGGCGGCGCGAGTTTCGAATACGCCGTGTTCTACGGCAATGCGACCTTTCACGATCACTTTCATGGACGCTACCTTTTTCATCACCCGGTCAAGGACGATGACAATCTTGGTTTCGCTGGCGGATGCGCGAAGCTCACTCCAAGCTTGTTTGAGCGACATGGCTATGTACTCCCGAACCTTTCCTCCGAATCGCTTTGCGGCTCTGCGTGCAATCTCCCAAGCTCTTACCATTACGTTTCTCATCATCGTTTCCTCCTTTGTTTTACTTCCTGTAAATAATATATCATAACCTGTATTTAATTTCAAGTACTTTATTTGACTTGTAGTATAAAAAATACTATTATAAATATATAAAATACAGGAAGTGATAAAATGGCGATAAGTTATAGGCCGCTGCTAGTATTACTAGCCGAACGTGGGATGAAGAAGTTGGACCTTCGGGAGCACCTTAGTTTAGGTCCCTCTACGATTGCGAAATTTGATAAGGAAGGGGAGTATGTATCGCTTGAGGTGATTGACAAACTCTGTACATTTTTCGGTGTCCAACCTAATGGCATCATTGAGCACATACCGGATAAAGAATAGTTAACAAACCCCGTCAGGCATCGTGCCCGGCGGGGATGGTTTAATGGATTGATCCGACTGTTTTTTGCTTATTTTTAGATTTGAAGTAATGCCCATCAGGACATCTTGTTGTTATCGATGTGTATACCGTATCTATGATTTGTTCTTTAATTGTTTCTTTAATCAATTTATGCCCACAGTAAGGGCATTTCTTCTTAAAAAACCCAATCATTTACAACCTCCTTCCTTGGCGTCATTTATGTAATTCGCCAATGATTTGCGATACCAAAAGTTCCGTCCTGAAGGATATTGTCCGTCTGGCTCAGGAAGTTTCCCGGCAAGATAGTGATTGCGAACAGTTGACTTATGTTTGCCGATTTCTCGCGCAATGTCCGACATATCGAATTTCTCCACTTCAGCGGGAACCTTCCACTTTTGGCGCTTATACCAGTCTTTGTAGTGTTGGTTCATCAACTTACGTTTGCACTCGCCGGAACATGTTGTACTGCCGTTGACAGGATCGAATTTTTTTCCGCATACTACGCATTTGTCACTCCTCTTGCGGCGTTTGACATTACGTGCTGGGTTAATACGATCTTTGTTGGCGCGGTAATGCTCAATCCCTGTGCTGCGATCATATTCGCTGGTATGGAGAGGCCGGCACTCTTCGCATACTTGTTGGAGTCCTGAATTTACCACATATTGCTTCCCGCAGCGCTCGCAGGTGTCGATACTTCCGATCTCTCGAACATCGCCTTTGCGCTTGCGTCGCTGATAGTCTGCTGACTGCTGGCGTTTACGTTGCTCCCTACAACCAGGGCAGTAAAAAGCTCTTGGCCCTCCTATAAATACTTCTCCACACTCCGGAGTTCTGCATACCTTAAATTGTTGATGAGAGGCTTTTTTTCTGTCCTCAGCTGTTATCTCTGCGTACTCATCTATAACAGGTTGAAAGTATTTTAACTCCAATTCTTCTCTTGCGCGCACCGCCGATTCAAAAGTTGTGTGGGCCAGCCCGTTGTAAATGGCCTTCCCTTGGAATACCAGCATGGCAGTATAAGTTCCGTTCTTATTCTTGATCACTCCGGTGTGACCGGTTTTATTATCTTTTCGCGGACTTATTTTTAGCATAGTGGCTTTAGATCCGTTGATATGCTGGTCTTTTTTTAAGCAACCACAAGATTGTGTATTCCCGGAGGTTAACCAATATCCTTCAACCGCCTTACGTGTTCCGCAGTCACATATACAATCCCAAAAAGCCTTATACGGACTAGATGGTATTGTTTTCTCAGACCGTTTCTCAACAACCAATCTACCGAAACGTTTACCGGTCAAGTCGATTCGTTTTTTCCCCATGGTCAATCCCCTGTTGATGACGAATCTTTCACCCATCGACATTTCAGCCATAGTGGCCGCCCCTCAACAAATGCATCTGGCCGGGGAATGGCACCGCGATATCCTTCCTTCATCGACCGCTTTGCCGATTGCCCGACATGTTGCTTGGTTACCCCGAGGTGTCTAGATAACCAAGCAGCGTCTACATATTGTAGGGGCGGTATTACTTTCCCGCAGGCTCTCCGAATTCTTCATCCAGAGCCTTGTTCACGGCAGCAGCCAGGTCCTCCAGATCGACAGAAGTTGCTTCGTTAACAACTTCGTCCACGGCTTCATATCCATGTTCCTCTTTCAGTTCGGCAATCCGGGCTTCCAGAGCCGTTTGATCTGTGACTACCTTGTCCCACCAGTCAAATGTGTCTTGATCAGCGATATATGTGCCGGTTTCTTCATCAAAGGTGAACTGACCGTCTGACAATGCGCCGTAGTTACCAATAAAGTCTTGAATGAAGTCAACGCCTGTGTTTTCATCAATGATACTCAATGCTTCGGATTTACCAGTTTCTTTAATCGTAATTTTCATCATTTCAATCTATCCTTTCGACCTCATCCGGTTTCTCCGGCTTATCGGTTTTCGTTTGTCCCTTGCTATGATATAAATATATCATAAAATATTTACTAAGTAAACAGGAACGGTATGCGAACACAAGAATTATTTTCCATTGCATACTTTTGAGGAATAGGCGTATAATGCAAACAAACGTTCTTATTTTTTGGGAGGCGGTTGTTATGAAAATACGAACAGGTCAAACCATCGAAATCGTATATATGGACCGGTCCGGAAAGATTACGCAGCGGAAGATCAAGGTCAAGGGTATCCGCGACGGCCGCATTCGGGCGACCTGTCTTGCCACCGGCGCGCCGCGCGTGTTTCTAACGGCAAACATACTCGCCTGGCAGCCGGTTGGTGAACGACGTGCTGTCTGA